CGCCGCCGACCACGCCGCCGACTCCGCCGACCTCGCCGCCGACTCCGCCGCCGACTCCGCCGACCTCGCCGCCGACTCCGCCGACTCCGCCGCCGACTCCGCCGACCTCGCCGCCGACTCCGCCGACCTCGCCGACCTCGCCGCCGACCTCGCCGCCGACCACGCCGCCGACCTCGCCGCCGACTCCGCCGACCTCGCCGACCTCGCCGCCGCTTCGCGGTCGCCCTTACCTTCAAGCGCCGCGATCGTCTGCTCGATCGAGGCAACGACCTGCGCCCTGATCGACTCGGGCCAGCTCCCGCTCAGCGGCAGGCACTCCTCCTTGAGTCGGCGGATGGCGAGGCGATCAGCAAACCCGTCGAAGTCGGCTCCGACCGGGATCGCCGCGGCGAAGCGGCGGGGGAACGCGGGCTGCTTCTCGGTGGGCAAGCCCTCGAAGATCCGGTCCTCGAGGTAGGCCACCCACTCCGGGAGGCCGAGGAGATCGGGGTAGCGGGCGTGTGGATTCTCAGCCCGGTCGTCCTCGGTGAGGTCGTGGACCGAACACCCGACTGCGCAGGCTTTCCAGACACCGCCCTTCTTGGTGCCGTAGGTGCCGCCGATGATCGCGTCGGCTTTCTCGTGGGCTCCGATGCGTGCGAGCAGCCTGTCCTTGACCTCCTGCTCACCGTGGAAGGCGCGTAGGGGTTCGGTGGTCGTCGTCATGCGGTGGTGCTCCTTTCGGTCGGGACGGAGTGGGCCGCCGCACCCCTGACGTAGCGAGCGACGGTCTTCTCACCGCGACCGACGATTCGGGCCACGGCTCGGAAGCTCTGGTGCGTGCGGTAGAGGCGGACGATCCGCTGCTCGGTCGCGGCGTCTACTCGGCCGGTGATGGTGCGATCGGGCGCCGAGCGAAAGAAGCTCTCCGGCAGCTCGCCGATGCACACGCCGAGCTTGCAGAGGATGCGATCGGCGACGTAGTAGTCGGCTGCTCCGCCTCCTCGCCAGGCCCGGATCCGGCACTCGTCCTCGCGGCCGACCTGGATCGACGGACAGGTGAGGATGCCGCTCTCTTCGAGCCAGGTGACGATCTTGGGGCCGTCGAGCCAGTCGGTGTGCTGCGCCATCAGCCAGCGCTCCCGACGAACTCGACGCGGTCGAAGTCGGTCCCCTTCAGCGCTTCGCCGATCAGGGCGGTGTAGCGCCGTTCGACCCAGGCGGTAACGCCAGCGGGTGCGGTGAGGAAGAGGGTCGGGCCATCGGCGCCGGCCGGGCGGATCGGTCGGATCCAGAGGCGGTAGGTCGAAGGCGGCAGCGAGTGGCGAAGGGCGCGGCGAGCGAGGACCCAGGAACGCAGGGCCGCGCAGTGATTACCCGCCGCAGCGGCGACCCGTTCCAATTGGTCCAGCTCTTCCGCCATCGCCACTGCGGCGAGGTCGCGCTTGCGGCGGGAGCCGTGGGCGACCCGGAGGCGACGGACCTCCAGCGGGATCGGATCCAGATCCAGGGCCACCCGTTGCGGGGGGACCGCAGGGGGGTTGCTGTTCCCTAGTCTGGACTCTGGGTTCTGAACTGCTAGACCGCTTGCTTGCGACCTTGCTTGAGCTGGGCTTAGGGGTTGCTTAAGCACGGCTCCTAGCTCCGCTTCCCTTTTGCTTTGCCGCCCTTGGAGCCGGCAGCTTTGCGGGCAAGGTGAAGGGCAAGCGCGGTTTCGCGCTCTTCCTCTTGCTTCGGATTGACGAGGCCGCCGTTGCCGTCGGAGACCCACTTGTCCTCCAACGCCTGCCAAATCACGGTGAGCTGGCGAGGGGTGAGCTTGAGCAGCTTCGCCCTTGCCTTGTGGTCCGCAGGCACCGAGCCGCGCTTCTTCCAGGAGAGGCAGAGCAGTTTCATATAGACGCCGAACTCGTCGTGATCCATCTGCCAGACGGCTGGGTCGGCGAGGAGATCGCCCACCCAGAGGCGCATGTATGGAAGCTCCGGGTCCACTCAACTGCCCGCCCTGTCTACGCGAGGCCATGCCACCTACGCCGCCTTCTCGCCCTGTTTCGCGCAGCCACCACATGCGGCTTGCCCAGAAAGAGACCCGTCCTTGTTCTTCGCCCAGACCCAGTAAGAGGTCAGGGCTTTGCCGCAGCGGCAGCAGATGGGGGCGCGCTCGACGGTCATGCGGCCTCCGTCGGCGGATACTCCCAGAGACCGAGAGCACCCCGAACCGGGCCGGTGAGGCAGCTGTGGACGTCCCGCAGGGACCAGGCGAACCGACCTGCTGAGTAGTCGCCAAAGGACCGCTCCCAGTCTGCCCCGCCGGCGAGATGCATCGTGCCCGGCGTCGAGATTTCCTCAACGCGTCGACACCCCGCCAACTCGCAGGTCGCAACCACGATGCCCCGTGGCAAATCACGTGGATCTGCGAAGCCGGCTTCGGTGAGCACAGACCGGAACGGTTCGGTGGCGCACAACTCTCGAAGGCCGCGCACCCCACCGACAGGGCCAAGTCCTTTGCCGGCATGGATCGCCAGCGGCCCTCGATGACCGGTGTACCAGCTCCGCGTCTCGAAGCGCTTGGCCCCGATTGCGATCAGGGTCGCCCACGGCTGGGTGATAGTCAGCGCCTTCACCTAGGCCGCCTCCGCATCCCTAAAAGCAGACCGAGGCCTCTCCCTACCTACGTCCTCGGGGAAGAGTGCGGTGGGTTTGGACGACGGCGGGGCGGAGGTTCCTACGTCATGCGAGCGGAGGTGATCCGCGTGATGACCCTCCGCCCCGCTCTCGTACTCGACACGATGCGGTTGACCCCCGGCGCCGGCAAGGGAGCCACGCGCAATCTCAAGCGTGTCCGGCCTGTCGAGGGTGCCGGTGACGCTATGTGGACCGGCGGTCCCTTCCGGGTTGATCGTGCCGTGGCTGGGCTTCTCGCCCGAGTCGACGTCGGAGTTCTGGGAGGAGCCGACGTCGACTCCGACGAGCTTCGCCCGTCCCTTCGTGGTGATCCTGTACGTCGGCGCCTTCCTTCCGTTGGCCGCAGGGTGGGAGACCTTGCGGTAGACGCCAGTGGACTCCATGAAGCCTTTGTTTCGGAACCAGGCCGAGCGGGAGCCTTTGAGGTTGCAGTGCTCCGGTGGGACCCCGAGTGGGTCGAGATCGTCGGCGTGGAAGTAGCCGGTCTCTATAAGGGCGCGGCGGATCTGCTCGTCGATCGCTGCCGCCCAGTCGCGCTTCGCCCTCTGCTCGGACTGGAGATCCCGGGCCTCCTGGACGGACCTGACGTTCCCGCCACGGCTGCCTACCCCCGTTCGCGCTTTGTTCGCGCTATTGGCCCGGCTGACACGCATTCGGCACGCTGGAGAGTGGTAGGCGGCATCCGCCCTCATTCCAGCGAGAGAGGCGCCACAGCCACAGGCGCAGATCCGACCGCCGCTCACGGGTCGAACCCCTGCGCGGCAGCGACGGCCTCCGGGGTCGTCGGCTTGATCTTGCCGGCCCGGATCTGGCCGCCGAGACTCCCCCGGCTCGACGGCTCGCCTTGGGCCGATGCCTCACCGATCTCGCGGTGCTTCTCGCAAAAGTAGATCCAAGCCGCGGAGCGGTTGAGTTGGCAACCATCTGCCGCCGGCTCTCGGCACCACTCGCAATCTCGGCCGTCGACAATTAGGCGGAGCGTTAGCCGACCCTGCTCGGTAAGCCCGTAGCCGTCTTCATCTCCCATCAGTCCCGTGTGGAACTCGGCCAAGCTGCGGTCGACCAGCTTTCGAAGGATCGGCTTGATCTCCAGGCCGGTGCGCCGCAGATCGTCAGGCGACCACGTCCGCTTTTCGGTTGGAGCGGCAAGAAGGCCCAACACGACAAGCTGCTCGCGGGGCAGACGTTTCACGCCGCCACCGCCGCCGGCTCGAACTCACGCCGCAACTTCGCTCCAGAGATCCGTCGGCGCCCTCCCGGCGGGACCTCTCGACCACCGACCCGGATCACTTCGTAGGGCCACTTCCCCTGGCGCTGGTCGAAGTCCCCGACGATGCGGATCGTCACGTCCCCGCGCTGGAAGGTCGAGCCGATGCCGATGGGGCCGCCGTAGCTCCTGGCGCTCATCGCTTCCTCGCCCTCTCCGAAAGGCAGTAGTAGTGCTCGACCGCTCCCCGTCGAGGCTCGGTGTGGCTGAGGTCCAATAGGCCAGCCTCAGCCAGGGTCTTGACGTGGTAGCTGACGTTGCCGAGCGGCTCCTTGAATAGGAGATGCATCTGACTCGGGGAAGCCACACCTACCTCGGAGAGGTGGTCGAGGATCGCGAGACGCAGAGGATGTGTGCCTGCGCGGGCGACGGCCTCCCAGTCGATCGGGGTCTTCTCGCTCATGCCCGCACCGCCAGCCTCGACGCCTTCTTGAACTCGACGCCCGGCATCTCCGGGGGCTTCCCGGTCTCCTTAACCGTGTCGTGCATGTACTGGCGAAGGGCGGCGGTGAGGATCGACTTCAGCGGGGTGCCGTCCGGCAGGAAATCGGGGACCTGACGGATGTCGGTGACCTCGAACTCCCAGTGCGCGGAAGTGCCGGCGCCCTCGGGCTTCGCGGGTGCGGCCACCTCAGCTCGGGGAAGAGTCGGGTCGGGCAGCGAGGAGATCGCCTCGGCGGCGGTCGAGGCTTCAGCGGCTTCCGCCGCGGTCTCCTCGGCCAGCTCCTCGAGGTCGGGATCCTCGGCGGCGAGCTCGCGGGCTTCCGCGGCTTCGCGCTCCTTCGCAGCCTGGGCTTCGCGGGCCGCCTGTTCCTCGGCCTCGCGCTTCTCGCGCTCCTGCCGTTCGCGCTCCTCACGCTCGCGTTCGAGACGCGCCTGCTCTTCCTGGCGCCGACGCTCGACCTCGTCCAGGTACGTCTTGACAGTCCCGCGGAGAACGTCCTCGACCTCTTTGAAGGGGGCGATGACCTTGTCGAAGCGCCCTTTGATCAGTTCGGCCGCGTCCTTGCGCGGTTTGGTCAGCGAGACGCGCTTCTTTTCGATCGCTTTCCGTTCGGCGATCACCTTGCGCAGGAGGGCGGTCGCGGTCTCGGCAGACTCCTCGTCGTCGACCTGGACAGACTCAGCGAGCGCGCGGGCGCGGGCGACGTCACCCTCGCCGCTGGTTACCAACTGGTCGAGATCCGCAGGTAGGAACTCCTGGACCTCGGCGGGAACCAACTCCGTGCCCGTCACGCCAGCACCGCCTCTCGGGCCTTGCCGGCCGCTCGCTCAGCCGCTCGCATCCGCTGGTCGAGTTGCTTCCCCGACTGAGAGGCCAGCAGCGCCGAGTTGAAGTCAGCGTCGGTCGCGCAGCTCCAGAACTCCTGGTAAGTGCCGTCGGGGAGTAGGACTACGACCAGCTCGAGGTCGGACTCGCCGATCCCACACTCCCGGTTGGCCAGTTTGTAGCCGCGGAGCTGGACGTGGTCGGATTTGTAGGTGCGGGGCTTCTCGCGCGTCTTGTCGTCGATCAGGACGATCGCCGAGCCGTGGCCGGAGTGCTGGCAGTCCTTCGGGAGTGGCGGAAGCCCCGGCGAGTCGAGGTCAATCAGGGCGAGGAGGTCGAAGGTTCCCGCGAACTTCCGCGTGTGGTGGACGGTTGCGCACTCGGCCGCGAAGGGCTCGGGCTGGCGGTCTCGCCACCACTTTAATTTTGCCTGCCCGTAGCCCCGCGCCTCGTCGCTGAGGCCGGCGAGACTCGGAGCGGAGCGACCCATCGCCAGCTCGAAGGTGATCTCTTTGTGGACCTCCTTGCCCTCGTCGGCTCGCTGGTTGCGGCGGTCAGACCAACGGAGCTTCCCCGCCTCCAGCGCTTCGGCGATCACCTTCGCATCGGCGAGCCAGGTCAGGTCGCCGTCCGCGGCCAGAGCCGCATCGGCGAGAGCCGCGATCCCTTCGCGCTCCAGCCTCGCCGCCCAGTGCATGAGCGGGTCGGCATCGGGATCGAGGTACTTGGAGATCCCGGAGACGCCGGGGAGACCCGAACCCTGGATGTAGGAGTAGCCACCGGTCGAGGACGGGTTGGCTTTGATCTCGGCCCAGTAGTAGTGGTTCTCGCCCCGGACTTCTTTGTAGATCGGGTCGCCGACCGGGAACGAGAACTTCTCAAAGCGACCCACCTGCTCGCTAGGCGGAAGCATCGTCGCCTCCGTTCTCTTCGGGCGCGTTCAGCTCCAGCTTCTCCAGCTCTTCTTCGATTGCCTGGCGCTGCTCGGGCGTGAAGGCGGCGAGGGCCTGCGCGAAGTCCTCCGATGGCGGGATCGCGTCGAGCCCGATCGAGCCGAGCAGGACGTTGAACCCGTCGTGCCAGTTCCCTTCAGCGCCGGCCTTGCCCAAGTGCTCGGTTCGGTCCTGGATCGAGGCGTTGAACTCCTCGACCTGGTGGACGATGCAGCCCTGCAACTCCTCAGCGAGAGAGGCGGCCTCGTCCTCCGTAAGTGCCGCCAGCCCCTCGTCGAGCTTCCCCAGATCGATCATCTTGGATCCGAGATCGAGGGTGCCGAGGATGGCGTTGACTCCGTCGAGGATGTTGATCCCCAACTCCTGCAGCGAGGGGGCGGCGAGGTTGATCAGGTGCTTCAGCAGGGCGACATGGGCGGGCTGGTCGACGGCCGGCGTCTCCTCAACGACCTGGGCGTCGACCGGCTCCGGTCCTGCCGGGACCGAGACCACTTCACCTTGAGCGTCGACCTCAGCCCCCAACTCCTCGGGGACGTAGGCCGGCATGCCAGCCATGACATCGGGGCAGTGCTGTCGAACGCCGCGAGTTAGGCAGCGAGCAAACAGCATGTCCGGCAGGCTCTCTTTCCAGCGCCTCGTCTCGGTCAGCGCCATCCAGGTCCCGTTCTCCTTGGCCCGCTTCTTGGCTGCCTCCTCAAACGTGAACTCGACGGTGCCGAGGGAGACGCCGCGTTCGAAGAACTCAATTTCCGAGTGTTCGCCGTCCGCGACGATCCGCCGGTAGTTGTAGTCAGCGGACCGCTTGACCAGAGCGCCGATCAGGCTGGCCGAAAGACTCGGTCCCCCGTCGATGATGTGGATGCCGCGCATCGACGTCATCGGGCCGAACCCCAGCTCCTCGCCGGCGACGATCTTCACGACCGCCTGACTCATCGACTTCACGTCGTTGAAGTAGCCGGACTGGAAGAAGTGCTGGGCGAGCGCGACCGGGTCGCGCCGCGACAGCGGCGTCCTGTCCGGTCGGCGTTGGACGACCTCCTGAGCGCGCGCCTCCTCGATCGCGCCGTTGACGGTGACCGTCTCCGTCGCGGTCGGCGCCTCCCCCACTCCCGCGCTCACGATCCGTGCCTCTCTGCAACCAGCGAGGTCAGGTCGTCGATCTCGTTGACGATCCTCCCCACCCGCAGATGCAGGTCAGCGGCGCCGAGCTGCTCGCGGTCGAGGTCCAGTCGCTTCATCACCGCCATCAAGGAGTCACGGGCGACGTCGAGACCGAGGCCGACCCGCTGGACCGTTTCGGCTTCGAGCGGCTCCGGCTCTTTCTCGGGCCGGGCAGCCAGGTGGCGGGCGATCTCTGAAGGCGCCGCGCACTCGACCAGCGCCAGCCGCCGGCCGTTGTCCACCCGCTCGACGACATCGCCGATATCGGGATGTAGGGTTCGGTCGTTCACGGGTTACCTCCGTGGATCGGGGCGTCAGGGACCGCAGATCCCGTGGCGCCTCTTTTCTGTTCTGTGGAAGGCGGGAAGGGTCGGATGCCTGAGCGGCGACAGATGCGCCGGTAGTCCCAGAGGGCGAAGAGGAAGATCCCGAGCAGGGTGAGGGTCGCGGCGCTGAGCCCAATTGACGCGGTACTCATGCGAGCCTCCGAAGTTCCGTCCGCTCACGTCGCCGACGGAGCGTGTGGTGTGCCCGGTTGTGGGCGCGGAGGTCGCAGGGCTCGACAGGCTCGGGGCACTCGCACTGAAGCCGGGGGTAGCGCTTGCTCGCTCGGGTCGTTGAGCGGTAGGCAGCGACGGCGGCAAGGAGGATCGCCAGAAGCGAGAGGCCGATCACCGCGACCACGATCATGAAGGCGATTAGGTACCGGTGGGCTTCAGCGGTGGTGAGGGTGGCGAGCATCAGGCGGCCTCGCCTTCATCCGCAGGCTGCATGAACACGTGGCCGACAAACCAATCGAGTTGGAACGTGCCGAGGTACTCGTATTCGGCCGGATATGGCTGGCCCGTCCCTACGACGACGGCAGCACGGTCAATCCGAGGAGGCGATGTGTCGGCCGATACCTCAGCGGGAACGCTGAACCACAGCGTCGGCGTCTTCCCCTGGACCTGAAGGCTGAGGAATTCAGCTCCCTCCGGGAGGGCCAGGAGCGTGGTGACGCCAGGGCAACCGAATTTCCAGACGACTCGCTCGCCCGCCATCAGCCCCCCACCCCCGCCATCTCTCGTTCAGTCCGGTCATCGACCAGCTCGCACAGCTCTCCAGCGACCCGCTCCAACGTCGCTTCGACCTCATCGAGGGGAACCGGGATCGGCCCGCAACCTTGGACCGCTCGACGTATGCAGTCGGTGTGGTGCTTGGCGAGCTTCAGATGCTGCTCGACCTTGCCTGCCAGCTCTTCGGCTTGGGTGGGTGAGTAGTAGCCGGCCCGGGGCATCAGGACTCACCACCTGCGCCGAGAGGGCGCACATGCATCGGCGGATCGAGGGGCGGCGGCAAGATTTCGCGGGTGGTGCCGTCCTCCAATTCGACGATCGCCAGCTCCCATCCCCCGTCACCGAGGAAGTCGAAGTGGCCGCCGACGAACGTGAAGCGATCGCCCTCCTTCAGCGGACGCGCGCCGGGCGCCATCGGGCACCAGTCCTCGACGAGTTCAAAGCACTCTCGGAGACGCGGGCGCGCCAACTAGACCACCGCCCCTTGAACGCCCTCACCGAGAGGGCGACCCGGCTCCCAAAGCTCCGGCCGAGCATCAAGCCAGTCAGTTACCTCGCAATCCGAAAGGGAGGCGGGTACTTCGATCAGCCGGACCGCCGAGACCAGCTCGTCGGCGTGGGAGGACCACCACTCTTGCTCTAGCTCGGCTTCTGAGGCCGTCTCGCGCCACTCAAACCCACCGCTGTTTCCGGGGCACAGGAATCCAACGACGTAGACCACTCGCAGGGGTCCACCCTGAGCGACCATCAGGACCAGCTCCTGGCACCACACGAAAGAAGCGGATGCTGATCATCCTCAACCCGCCACGCCTCAACAACAAGCCCCGATTCCTCGTCCTCCCAGCAGAAGGTGTCTCCTGCGAGAACGTCTAGGGCTGCTTCAGCGCAGGTGGTGATTGAGAGGCCCGTCTCACTCTCGATGCGAGAGGTGAGGTCTGCGGAGTCCTTCGGGGCGAATCTCTCGACCAGCTCCTCTACCTCGTTGCGGGGGTTGGAGACCTCTACGACGAAGGTCATGCCGCTGCCTTCCCGGTCTCGGGTTGGCGGTCCCAGCCGAGGAGATGATCAGCGGAGACCTCGAAGTGCTGGCAGAGCAACCGCTTCTGGTCGTCGGGGATTCCAGTTTCGCCCCGCTCCCAGCGTTCGACGGTTCGGTGCCCCACATCGCAAAGGACGGCCAGTTCGGCAATCGACATCTCGCGACTCCGGCGAAGATCAGCGAGGCGGTTCATGTTCTCGGTACCCGTCATAACGTGTCGGGTGGCAACCTAGCATGACCCGACACGACTTGTCAACCAAGTTGTGTCGGGTTAGAGCATTTCCCGCTGATTGCGCATAGTCTTCGCAGCGCTATGGCGCTTCCGGTCCTCCCGGCCCTCTTCAAAGAGATGGCCAAACAGCGCACAGAGAAGGGGAGGACGAGAAAGGAAGTTGCCCTCGCCTGCGAAGTCGACGAACGGACTGTCGAACGGTGGGAGAACGGGAAGAATCTGCCCGTCCGAGCGAAAGAGGACGACCCGGGTGGAGACCTAGCCCGCGCCGTGGAAGGTTATGCGCTCATCTTGGACGTAAGCGAGGCCGATCTATGGGCCGCCGGCATCGTTCGGGCCGGCAGAGAACGGAAGGCTTACGAGGCTCGAACCCGTCCTAAGCACGGGCCGAGTCAGGCGACCCTACGAGCGGTAGCCGCGCTGCGTCGGCATTCAAAGACGTAGCCAGGTCGTCCAGCAGATCCCGCCACGGCGAATCAGCGGGGAGGCGGTCGACGTAACGCTGGGCTACCGACGCAACTTCGCTGATCGCCTCCAGCTCAAGAGCTGCCGTATCGACCTCGGGGGTATCCATCTCACCCGACATTACTTGTCGGGTTGGACGAGACAGGTGCTGCGTGGCTTCCACGTTTGTTTGACCCCCCTTTAACGGTCAGTTGACTGGGGGGTTATCTCAGACGCGGCCGACCTCTGCAACCCGACTTGGTAAGCCTAAATTCAGCGTGGGGCCGATTTGAAGACGTCCAGGAAGACCGAGACGGGGAAGGAGTCCGAGCCGTCGGCGCTCCTCCGAGCGGCGGAGCGCTGGACGATATCTGCGAGATCGTCTTCGGCCTTCCGGGCAAGCTCCATCGCCTCCTGGAGACCCTCTTCGTCGAGCACCACGGGGGTGCGGCTCAACCACCACTGGCTGTCGTTGGTGCCGAGGGTCTCGGCCGCGACTGCCCTGTAGAGGTCGTCGATCTGGGCTTGGATCGAAGTGCAGATAGCTTGCCGTGCGAAGACCGGATCCTCCTCGGCGAGCTGTTCCCAGGACTCAGTGTCGAGTAGAACCGGCTTGGTCGCCTTGTAGACGTGGCGGATCGTCGCACCTCGCACAGGTTCCTGGTGGACAAGCTCCGCGCAGCCCAGCTTCACCAACTGCTTGACGTGATGGGAGACGTTCGGGATCGGCTCCCCGATCTTGTCGGCGATCTCCTTCGGACTCGCTTCACGCGCGTGAAGGATCACCCAAGCCTGCTTGCGAACCGGGTGCGCCATGGCCTTCGAGTAGGCCTCGATCTGCTGCCGGCTGGCCGTCTTAGTCGGCAATTCCTCTCCCTCCAGCAAGGTCGTTGAGCGATCAAGCCTAGCCAGTAATCCGAAAAGAAGTCGCTGCGACGGTAAATCTTTCTCCACCGCTGCAACGACCTCCTCCATCCCTACGGTCAGCCCCGCAAAGAGACCCGAATACCTGAAGGGAGGTGAGCCATGAAGATCACTGCCGATTCGCGTGTGATGGTTGTCGCTTTCAACAAGACGTCCTGACTCTCCGGTCGCGGTGCCCTCTGGTCGGACGCATCACCTGGGACCGACCAGGGGCACCGCCCCGTACTTCGATCAGCGACCCCGAGAAAGGACGGAGATGACCGAGAAGCCCGCCATGTCGCGCCGGGGCCGGCGCGAGGCAGGGAACGCCAAGGAGCTCAGGCCCAAGGCCAAAGCGGTCCAGCAGTCGATATCGGTCCGGCGGTTGAATCGCAGCCCTTGACGCGAGAGCATCGCCCCAGAGACGGACCGGCCTTGGCCCCCGCCCCCCAAGCGCCGGGCCGGTCCGTCCCACCCCACCTCTGATCCTGCACCCATCCGGCCGTTGACTCGCCACGCATTAAGCGCGAGACACTGGTCCAATGCTCAGGGGAGATCCTCGGCGACTCGCCATCGACCCGGCGACAGTCTCAACCTGCCGGCGCCTGCTGATGCTCGGGGCGAGGATGAGACTCACCGTTGAGAGTGAGGAGGAGATCGAAGGGCTGTCGGACTGGCAGGTGCTCGAGCGGGTCGAGCCGATCGTCCACCGCCGCCCCCAGCTGCCGCGTACCCGAGAATTTGCATTGAGCCGGAGCACCGGGGAATATCGCCACCCTCGCCGATGACCGACCACCCCGCCACCGTCGAACTCCAGCGCCCCGGCATCCACGCAGCCACCTGCCCCTGTGGCTGGATGGGAGCGGACTACAGCGACGAGAGCAAAGCCGACGGCGAGGCCAAGCTGCACCGAGAAGGCAAGCGGCAGTCGTGGACGCTCGGGGAGGCGCCGGCGGAGATGAGGCCGCTCGGCGAGTGGCCGTTCAAGGGGACCTAGCCCCGGATCTCTTCGGCGAGGCGCACGACCTCGAGGGGCGCAACCCCGAGCGCCCTGGCGATCCGTCTCACCGTCCCCCACATCGGGTCGGCAGTTCCGAGTTCGATCCGCCGCAGGCCGGTCACGTCGATGCCCGCCTTGGCCGCGAGCTCTTCTTGCGTCATCGATCCGCGAAGCTGGCGGATGGCGCCGCCGAGAGCGCGGTCGGGTTCGCTTTTGGCTGGCATCGGGGTCGTGGCATCCAACGCGCCTCCCGAAGGCCTGTACAGGGAGTTAACTCCCGAAACGCCTACACTGCTTCGCTCGGGGATCACGGAATGGCGGAGGAGAGATCAACCACTGAGGAGGTCGCGGCGCTCTTCAAGGCGCTCGCCCACCCGCTGCGCATCGAGATCATCGACGCCTTCGGTGCCGGCCCAGGCAGCATCCTGTCGGCCTCGAAGTTCGCCAACGCCACCGGCCGGGGCCTGTCCCGAGTCGCTTACCACATCGGGCAGTTGAGGAAGGCCGGCGTCTTGGAGATCACCCGAGAGCGAAAGGTCCGAGGTGCCACAGAACGCTCCTACTCGCTGAGCGGGGCGAATGCCGACGCTGCGGTGAAGCTGATCGCGATGGCTCGGAACGGCAGCGATCCGGCTCGGCGCTACTAGGCGCGAGCATGCTCATAGAGGAAGAGATCTGCCAGAAACGGCCCTCCGTCTCCCGTTAGACGGAGGGCCGCAAAAGACCAAACGTGCGTGTGACGGGTTGCTTCGCTAATTCCCCGTATTGTCGTCTAGGACTGGCATCGGTTTCGGGGTCTCCTCTTGTTTGAATATGTCCATGCTATCTACAACGTTCGGCGGTGGGTGAAGTTTCTTTACCACGTCCATTCGATCCTGGCCGAAGAGTTGGCCGCCCCGGCGGCAAGTTGCTCATCAACCCATAGGCGGCCGTCCGATCGGCGCTCTGCCTTGAGCTCACGGGTCGGTCCCCCATCACAGCGCAACTCGACAAGTTTGGGCTCGCGGTCCTTTGGCCAGATCACTTGCATTCGGGGTCGATGGGTCGGTGCCTGCAGTTTGAGCGAGACAGACTCGCGGGAATCCGAGAAGCTATTCCGTAACTCCCTACGCACCCGCCACTGGAGATGGTCGCCTCGCGAGCGCTCCATATCGAGCGAGAAAATGTAGTTGCGCCCATTGTTGATACCGAAATCATGGATCGTCGGTGCGCCAATCCAAGGATCTTTGGACTTGAGCCGCCAATCGGCATGGCAGGCATCGACAGACCCGGTACCGGTCGACCAGTGTTCCATCGTGCAGACCTCGTTACGCGTGAAGATGAGGTCTTGGACCTTCGTATAAGTCGCCGCCTCACCTCTCCCCCGGATTTCCCAGGAGTTGGTCTCTGATCGGACTTGATACGGTCGATCACTCTGAAGATCCTGAACGAAGGATGCCACCTCGTCAAGGCGTGCGCGACTATGCCGATCACGCAATAGCGCTATTGCAATAACGCCGACCAGCGCTAGCAGGGCTGAATCGACTAGATCCCGCTCTGGCTTCCCGGTCGCCTCCAGGTATAGGACGACTCCAGCGACAGCGATGACGAACAGGGCGTCGAGATTCTTCAGAACGAAAAGACCCGCCGCCTTTCCCTTCTCGCGCCAATCCACCGCGAGGACCTTATCCGTTCCTAAAGACGTCCGCAGAACGAAAAAAGGCCCGCCACCCCAATGAAGGGATGACGGGCCTGTACGTACCCCCGGGTTAACGGGGCTATGAAGTGGCGAGGCTAGCTCAGTCCAACGATTCCTGCGCATTCCCACGGCTGCAGGCCGTAGGCGACGTAGAGACGGTGGGCGACGATGTCCTGTTCGCGCTTGCTCGCCTGCCCGGGTGATGGCGCGAAGCCGGGGTCGCTGAAGCTCTGCCAGGTCGGCACCGAGCCGCTGAAGAGGATGCCGTAGTAACCGCTCGGCACGTAGCCGCGGACGCCCGACTCGCAGACGACGATCGCGTAGGGGATCGCCCAGTGCTGGCCGCCGCCCTCAAACGGGGTGACGCGCGAGCGCCAGAGTTCACCGCGGCGGTGCTTGTAGAAGATGCGCCGGTAGAGCGCCCACGAGCGCTTCATTGCCTTCCGGTTACCGGCGCCGGCCGCACACGCGAACCGGTGATGCGCCGCGGCGATCGTCAACGCCTTGGGTCGCTGCCTCTCCCAGCGAGATTTCTTCCAGGTCTTCTGGGCGAAGGTCTCGAAGGCTGGGGCCGTGAAGGTCTGGCCGTGGCAGGGGTCTGGGTGGAGCGAGATGTTGGGTCGAGTCGCATCCGCCACCCCGCTCGGTAGGAGCAGGTAGACGAGGGCGACCGCTATGGGTAGGGCGACGCGGCGGATAGATCCTCCGTTGTCGGGGACAGGACGCGCCGCTCAGAGCCGAGGAATGGCCGGGGCGCTTCTCAGGTGAAGGGGAGGAGTGCGCCACTGCCGGCGCTACAGTGGGGGCGTGGATGCAGCGGTCAAACCGGACGGCAACTGCCCGGATTGCGGAGAGTTCGTCGAGATCCCGGGGATCTTCCGAAGCTCCGAATCTGAGACGCCCCGCGCCAAGCGAGACTGCCCAGGTTGCTCGCGTCCGCTGATCTGGTTCAAGGACGCCCAGGAGCAACCAGAAGGCTGGATGGTCGATAGCACCGAGGAGCGGCGGCGCTCGCGTCGCGCCGGAGCTTGATGGCCCACCACATCCGCATAGACGGCCTTGGGATCTGGTTCGAAGACAATCATCAGCACGCCTTGGTCTGGGGCGGGGTTGAGCCGGTCCCGCTCGTCCCGCTCAACTGGACCTACTTCGCAACCGAGACCTTCCCCTGCTGATGACTCGCGGCCCCATCCCAGACAAGCCGGGGTGCTGCCCGAAGCCGGGCTGCATCCTTGAGGCTGGCCATCACCCAGAGACGATGCACCGGGCGAAAGGCGAACCCCATCCGATCCCCGAGAACCCCTGGGCGTTCAGGACGCGACACTGGCAGACGGTCACCATTCCGGCCACCGCTCCCCAGCGCTAGCCGATCCGCACCGCAACGCCCGGGTGACCAAACCGCTTCTCGGTGACGATCCGGGTCACGTGCCGGTCGTCAATGATTAGCCCTCCCTGCGTCAGCCCGTCCAGCACCGCCCTCACCAGCTTGTCGAGATCCCCGTCCTTGGTCGGCCACCCATACTTCGGCCGCTGGCCTTCCGGCATGGAGAAGACCAGCTCCAGCTCGTAGGGAGGGTCGAGGACCTTGCCGGCCGGTCGATTCACTCGAGCGGCGTAGGCGACAGCTTCCACCCAGGACTTGCACCGCTCGCTCGACTCCCTGCTTCCTCCGTTGCCGAAGTAGACCCGGCTGCCCTTCGGTGCTGGGTGGCCAGCGATGAGCAGGGAGGCTCGCGGGCACGAGCTCACAGGATCTCCTCCAACTCGTAGATCGGCTCCGGCCACTCCGGGCGCTCGTCGTCACCCCCACCGGTGACCGTCATCCACGCCTTCCCCTCCCGATCGAAGCGGACGGCGGTCAAATCCGTACCGAGCTGGCGAGGGTGATCAGGCCGGTGAGCAACGCAAGAACCGACAGGGTGATCACGGCCGCGCCGAGGAACCAAAGCAGGCCCATCTCGCGGACGTAGGAAATGAGCAGCGGCGGCTGGCTCGAGACGATGAAGATCCAGAGGATGATCTGCGCGAGCGTCACGGCCCGTAATGCATCGCCGCCAGGTTCCAGTCGATCCCAGCGGAGGGCTTCGGAGACGAGGGAGCCTGTCGCCAGTCACCGGTCGTATCGGTGGAGGTCGGCGAGACGAAGACCGGCGCCGCCGAGCTGTCGCCCGACCCCGCATGGATCGTTCCCGCGTTCCCCAGCAGGTTGCCGCTCTGCTCGTCGCTGACGTTCCCCGCCACCCAGCCCGACCCGCAACCAGAAGCATCGGAGTCCTTCAGCCAGCTGAGGCCGTCCAGAACGTTGGAGCGGATCAGGTAGTTCTGCCCCCCGCAGTCTCGGAAGTAGGAGATGTTGGCGTTGTGCCAGATCGTGTCGTGTTCCATCACCAGCCCGTAGCCGGTGTAGAAGGGATCCAGGGCATTGGGGACCAGGGCGTAGACCTGGAAGGGAGCGCCGGCGTTGTTGGCCGAGTTGTTGGGCCGGTTGACGATCAGGTTGTCGGTGAATTCGACGTTGGAGGAGGTGCCGTCCTTCATGAAGAACCCTTGGGCGCCTGCTCCCCCGACGATCCAGTTGCCGTGGAAGCGCAGGCCGTGGGCTGAGCCATAGGTCTGGTGGGCGTCGTTGTGGCCGCCGTCCTCTGGCGCTCCTCGGATCAGGTCCCATTCGTAGGAGATGCCCGTGCAGCTCACCCAGCAGCGGGTGGCGTCTCGCTCGCCCGAGCCGGTCTGCGGCGCGGTGATTTCGGAGTGCGAAAAGGTGCAGGGACCCGGCGAGCTCGTCGAGGAGCCATAGGCCGAGGCCTCCCCAGAGATCCGAAGGTGATCGAAGACGATGCCGCTCGCGTTGCCTTCGCAGATCGCCGAGCCAGAGATCAGGTGCGAGACCGTGTAGCCGGTGCCGGTGGCCTTGACCGTGCCGACCGTCACCGCTCCTGGATGCACGGCGGTCAGGGTCGACCCTCCCCCAGTCCCCGAGAGCGAGATCGATCCGTAGGTGCCATCGGTGAGGCAGACCGTCGCTGCTCCCTTCAGCGCTGAGAGGGCAGCGGAGATGCTGGAGACGGTCGTAGTGCAGCTCGCCGGCGTCGGTTCTGGTTCCGGCTGCGGTTCTGGTTCAGGTTCAGGTTCGGGCACCGGTGGGACTTCGAGGACTTCCCCGGGCGGTCCCTGGATGCCCTGTGGGCCTTGAGGTCCCTGCGGTCCAGCGGGACCCTGGATCCCTTGCGGTCCCTGTGGGCCGGTGGCTCCGGTTTCGCCGCGGTCGCCCTTGTCGCCCTTCGGACCAGCAGGCCCACGTTCCCCGGGCGGTCCCTGTTCGGGAGCAGGCTGGGCCTCGAGCGCGGCAACTCGTTCGTTCACTTCGGCGAGCGCCGACGTCAACGACGCCAGCTTCGAATTCGTCGCCGTCTTGAAGCTGGCGAAGTTCTGCTGGAGCGTCTGGAACTGGGTGAGGGTTGGACCGCTGGCCGCCGCCACAGCGCTCGGCGTTACCGAGGCTGCAGCGATGACCAGGGCGAGAAGGAACAGCGGCAGGCGGCGCATCAGCTATCGCCGGTGCTGGGTCCGGTGGGCGGCGGCGGTGAACGGTGCGCCCGGCTCGGGCTCATAGGCGAGCTGGCCGGTGATCGCGTGCAAGGCGGTGGTGATCGCAGCGACGATCGGCACGGCCTCCGGCACTCCGCTGGCGACGGCCGCCAAGCCGATGGCGACGAACGTGAGCACCGTGTTGACGATCGCGGGGACCTTCAGCTTCGAGTAGCTGAGGTAGCCGGCGGCGGTGCCGCCGATCGTGATCACGGCCGCAGTGATCGCCGCAGCAGCGGGGACGAGGCCGCCGATCGCAGCCGCGAGGGCCAGGATGACAACCAGGACGAAGCCGACGATCGCCGGCACCTTCACCTTCGGGTGCATAGGTGATTCCTTTCTGTAGCCCGCGAGATGCGAGCGGAGTGGAGGCGCTCAGGCGAGCGCCACGGAGGGGTGCTTCAGATCAGATCGATGCAGCGCCAGTCGCTGGTGCCGTAGCCGAACATGTACTCGGCCGGGAAGAGGAAGAAGCCCTCCTGCCCCCACTCGGTGCCCCAACTGTTCTGGCAGATGAAGTAGAGCTGGTCACCTTCGGTCAGGAAGCCGACCGCGACGACCTCGTGGCCGCCGAGGAGCTGTTCGCCGCGCTTCGGCAACGGGACGATGCCCGTCCGGGCGACCTCGGCTGCCTCGAAGCTCTCGTAGACGTAGAAGCCGAAGGCGATGTACTTGCCGCTCTCGAGGACGATCTTGAACGTCTCGGCGTCGGGGTGCGGATGGCTGTACTGCTTGATCTTGTACTTGGCGGTTGCCTGGGCGCGCTGGAAGTCGGCCTCCGAGTCGAAGGTCGAGCCGTCGCCGTAGGGCCATGCGCTCTCCAGAGCGACGCCCTCCTTGCGGGCGAACTTGAAAGCGTCATGGCCGACCGCGCCGGAGTCTTCGTCGAAGGTCCCCTCTCGGGTCCGCTCGCCACCGTAGATATGCAGGCGGGAGAGGTCCTCAGCCGGGATCTGGTGGTTCAGGTAGAGCGCTCGGAGCAGGGCGGTTCGGAAGGCGTTGGCGGTGCAGGAGCCGATTTCGAGCTGGTCGACGACCGAGGGTGCGATTTCCTCGCCGCGAGGGTCGTAGTGGGGCACCCCGAACGCGTGCGCGGCGATCTGCTCGGGAGTGATCGCCGTCTGGATGTTCCGAGGATCGGGCGGGCTGGGCCGCCACGAGTAAGCGTGCTGGGACAACGGTCAGTCCTCCTTGGATTTGACGACGAGGACATCGCCGACCTTCAGCGGGGTCTCCCCAGCGGTATAGGAGCCAGACTCCGAAATGCGGACGAGGCGGCCAGGGCCGTCGTCTTCGGGCAGGATCTCCTCGACGGTGTACTCGGCGGGCTGGGTGCTCATCGGTCCTGCCTTCCTTTCGTCAGCGGTCCCAGAAGGCAAGCGTCAGCTTCGACTCATCCAGGGAGCGGTTATTGGAGCGGTCGGTCCACTGGGTCGCCTCGGCCTTCGGGTAGCCGCAAACGTGGTGGGCGCAGACATGGCGGTGGCCGTTGTAGTGGGCCGACCAGATCAGGTACGCATGGCGCTCAATGCCAGCCCCGTGCAGCACCTCGACGAGGGCAGCCACGTTCGAGGCCGAGGTGTAGAAGATCGGGCGCCGGTGGGGGCGGTGCGCCTTGAAGTGCCGAAACCAGCCCGGGGCGTCGGCGTTGGTCGCGTCTCCCGGCTCGACATCGAGAGCGTCGGCAAGGACGTCGGAGGTGACGGCGATCGTCACCACCTGCGCCTTGGGGAAGCGACGACGCAAAGCAGGCACCGTCTTGTAGAGGCCGTTGGCGTAGCCAGCGACCGCTCTGGCCGAACGCGGGATCAGGTCGACGGAGGTGTCGTCGAACATCACCTGGGGCTTGCTGCGGAAGCGGTCGATCAGCGCACGTAGGTGCTGGACGGCTCGGGCTTCCCGCAACGCGCGTCGTCCCTGGTGAAGCCGGCGCTTGCGTTCGCGGTTGCGCTTGCGGCGGTGGAGGCGCTTGCGGAGGCGGTCCAGGGCGCTCATCGGTAGCTGCTCCGAGGACCTGCGTGGACGTGGTTGTCGTGCTCGAGCGCGAGTTCACCGCTGATCGTGATTCGCGCCCCGTCCTTGACGCAGGCGCCATCGATCGGCCCGAACAGCTCGTTGAAGTAGCTGGGCCGACGCGACTGGTGGCGCTGGAAGCGCTCCATGTCATCCACCGCCCCGTAGAGATCTACTGCCGATCCGTGCTTGCCGTCGTTCTGAGGCGAACCGGGGTAGTGGTAGGAGTCGGGCGCGTGGGTGCCGTTGGTCGTCGCCGAGACTCGGAGGTCAAAGTGGTCGTAGGCGTGCCCGATCACCCGCTTGGTGGCGTTGGTGATGTTGCCCGGGAGGCCGCCGAGCATGAACGGCTTGAACTCGCCGTACTCCCGGCGCTGCAGCCGGGTTAGCTCCTGTTTGACGCGGCGGGCAGCGATGCCGAGGCGACCAGCTAGGCCGAGGTGCTTTCGCAGCAGCGCTCGCCGGCGACGACGCAGCAGCCTTCGATGACGACGCGAGAGCGCCGAAACTGAAAGGGACATGCGACCTCCGTTCGAGGTGGGTATGGAGCCGCGTCAGCTACCGCGGCGAGGTCTCAGAAGCCAGCGGCGTCGAGTTGCTCCAGCGCTTCCTCACAGAAGCTCCGCAGTTCCCCTGGCGTCGAGTTGATCGTGGCCACGTGGAGCACGCGGTCGGGCGTCGATCCCTCCCGCACAGCCGCAACGGCCGTCATGTTCAGCTTCGCGTACTGGTACTTGCCGCCGTAAGGGGCCGGGCGGTCGTAGAACTCGACGTCGGCGGCTGGCCGGCGACCGGCTCCGTTCATGTCGAGGTCCACCTTGGAGGTGGTCGTACGGATCATTCAGAGGACTCCTTTCGAGGGAGTGGTCTGGTGTCTATGGAGCCGCGCTGTACTCGGCGGCGAGGTCTTGGTGGAGCGCTAAGGTGGACTGACTGCAATCCACTACTCGGAGGGAGAACCCGAGATGGAGACGAATGACGATGTGCTGCGACTACTAGTCGTCTCGACGCGGGCCGCTGTCCTGGCGCCGCACCTGACCGCACTGGCCCGCGAAGAAAATGTTGAGCCCCAACCGGGAGACTTGGTTGTGGAGACGAGCAGCGCGCAGGTCCATCCCGACCCCGATGCGATCGGTTGGCTGGTCGACCACGGAGACGCTCCCTACAAAGAGGATGGGACCGGGCCGAGGCGAGAGGTCTGGGACATCCTCCCCCTGAGCGGTCGCACGCAGAAGGACTGGGGCTACCAGCGGTGGGAGAACGCCGATTTCCGCCGCGTCCCCAAACCCATGGTTGAGCGCGCGGGCCTTCAACCACCCCGCGCCCTCACGAAGACTTAGCGGCCAGTTCTCCAAACCAGCCGCTCTGCGCCTCGGCCCGCTTCGGCGGGTCGTGTGCGTTCACGGAGCCGGGCAGTTCCCGACCACCTGGCAGACGCTCTTCCCCGCCCCATCCACGACCCGTTCCACCCCGCCTTTCACTGCTTCAGCCACTTCACTTGCTCCAGTAGCTACTCCTTCGACTGCAGGTAGAGCCGCAGGCGGTTTGGAGGTCGGCGGTTTCGCTTCGCTCGAAGGCACTTCAGCGGGTGGCTGGGAGGCAGCAGGGGCAGTGATCGGAGTCGGCGCAGGAGTCGGCACGGGCGGGACCGGAGAGGGTTTGTGACCGCCCGAAGGAGCTGACGGGTGGTGACGGGGCTTGTGGTGGGCTGGGCCTACCGAGGGCGGGGCGAAGGGAGACTTCGGCACGACGGGATGGATAACCGAGCCGATCTCCCGTCCCACGTCTCGCTGATCCGGGCTCGCACCCTTCGGGCCTCGAGCTACCTGAGCGCGATGCACTCGGCACTTCGTCAGGCGCAGCAGGCGCTCGTTGCTGTCGACCTTGCGGAACGGGACGCAGGCATCTGCGACCGACTGGTGTTCGTCGGATTCCCGCTTGATCCGCTGGCATTCTTGGCCGTCTGGATTCAAGGCGCAGGCAGAGCGAGTGATGATCGAGCGCGTGTCCTCTCCGCGCAGGGCGACACCGATGACGCCGGCAGTCGCAAAGGCACCCAGCCCAAGCGAGACCAGCATCACCGTGACGGGGTTGCCTTCCATCCAGCCATAGCCGAACTTGAGTGCTCGCTTCACGTCCAGAACCTTTCGATCGCAAGGACCAGGCCTACGAAGCTGAGAGCGCAGGTCGCCGGCCATTCATCCACCCAGCGCCTCACCGGAACCACGAGCTCCTGTCGATCGACTGCCCTGCCCAGAAGAGAGCGAGCAGAACCAGGGCGCCGAGCAGGCCGGGATCGATGGCTCCGGTCTTGAGCTGACTCTGCACGGCCAGCGCCAGAAGGACGACCGTGATCAGGATGGCCAGCCAGGGGCGTGGTTTGCGTTCGGGCTGTTGCTCGTTCGCCAATCAACTGGCCTCTCTCAGAGCTCGGGGACAGGGATGAAATCCAGGCGTTAAGGCTGGATCTAACGCTCGGGATCCTTTAGGGTGGCCGCCTCCCCGTGGGCTCGAGCGACCGCGCACCGATCCGGCTTTTGATCAGCGTCTGCCTGATAACGGCGTTCGGGCTAGTCCTCAAGCCGATGACTGCCGCAGCCGACCCCTTCGGACCAGAAGAGGAACGGGCCTACGAAATCGCTGCGGCGTACTGGGGCAGCGAACCCGTGCTGTGCGCGACGATCGACAAATCGGTCGAATCCCTTGGACCTCACCTGAGCGGCTGGGCGACTGAGCCCACGGAACCGGAAACCGAATGCACGATGCTGATCGCCCCGACGGCGGAGCCCATCGAACTTTGCAACACGGTGGTTCACGAGTACGGCCATCTGCTCGGTCTCGACCACAGCACCGATCCGGCGAGCCCGATGTACCCGAGAACGACGGAAGAGAATTGGGATGCAGTGCCGGGCTGCTACGAACAACTCGCCGCTCCCACTCTGGCCCGCCTCGAGCACGGAGCTGGCGCATGGTCAAAGCGCCTGCGAACCCGCCGGGTGGCGTGTGAGCAGGAAGACACGCGCCGATGCTGGATCAGGGTCGCCCAGCTCGTCACTCACGTACGGGAAACGATCGAAGCTGAGACCTACTGGCGGGCTCGCCCGTCAGGCAACGCCCACTAGCGACACGCCGAGGCGTTCGAGGATCGCGTCGACCTTCTGGGTGCTGTTGTCGAGGGTGCAGGTGTTGGCCTGGGTCCGCGTGTCGTAGGACGTTTCGATGATCTTCCTCGGCCCCTCTGAAGGGAAGTCGGCAATGTCGACCCAGTCGCCCGCCCACATCTCGCAAGCTTCCTTCGCCCCCGCAGTCGGGTGCTGGAGGGAGCCGGTTACGGTCAGCGTCCCCCGGCGCTGTGGCAGTCCCTTCTCGCCGAGGTAGATCGAGCCGATTTGGATGGCCGCTTCTGCCGTGGTGGTCTGACTGATGTTGAGCTGCGCCCACTTCTTCGGGATCCCATGCGCGTTGACGGGGTTCGTAAGCGAGGTGTCGACTAGCGCCGAGCTCGTCACGTCGGCGCCAGAGCCCGGAGGGCCGACCGTGTGCGGAGTGCCGGCAGGATCCGTGTAGGTGACGAAGACACCGTTGTAGACATCGTCAACCTGGGTGCCGTCGAGATCGAGCCTGGTACCGCTCGACAGGCGTGCTTGCCAGGTGCGCCTCTCGGGGTCGGGAGGCTGGAAGAAGAATTCCTTGTTCCGCCACACCGCCCAGTCCCACAGGTGGTAGCCATTGGCTCTCTTGATCACTTCCTGGGCGGTGACCGGATCCTTGAAGACAAGGTGCGGGATGGGGAATCCACTGGGCTGGATCGAGCCGGAAGGGCCAGTGCTGAATTTCAGGAGTGGTGCGGCCCGGGCGACTACGTCGGCAATGACATCGGAGGCGTAGACGCCCTTGAAGGGATCTTCTCCCCTTTTCGGAAGCCCATGGGCACCCCACACCGCAATGCGCCTCACAAAGGAGTCGAAGACGTTTCCGGCCACTCCGCCGGCCGCAGCGAAAACCCACTGCATCCCCGCCCAGCGGCGCGGAGTGGCAGGTTCATAGGTGCTCGGCCCGTCTCCGTCTTCACTGGCCGTATGCGAATCAGCGGAGATACTGAAGTTCGTCCAGATGTCGTCGTCAGCAACGCCTACATCAAACGTGAAGGTCGAGTTCGGTTCGCCCCCCCCGCCATAGTTCGATTTCGACGCACGTTCCCAGAAGATCGCCGCAACCGTGCAACCGGGCCCGGCGTCATACATCGACTCGACCCCGAAGGTGACGGGCCAGGTGTCGTGTATCGACAATCGGAGGGCTGGGAGCCCAGACGACGGATCGGGCTCAACGGTCCCGTCGCCGATCGTCCAGTGCAGGTTCAGCAGGAACTGCTTACGTGCACTGCTCATACCCTGCCATTCGCTCAAATCGCGGCCGACGTAGATCTCGCTGAAGCTGGAATCGTCAAGCAGGTGAGCCGACCAGCCGACAGCGCCCACGGTGATCGAGGGGGCATCCTGGCCTGAGCGAGGCAACTGCTGTACGCGTCCTTCCCACAAGACCTTGTTGCCCCGGCCGAGAATCTGGATCGTGTCGAGGAGGTTGAGGTCGGGGTAGTCCCGATTGATCGGCCGCGGCAAGGTTATGGTGGCAGTCTTGAAGCCACCGGGCATCGACGTCGTGAAGGTGATCGCCTGCGGGATCTTTCGTGCATCCCACTCATCAGGACCCCAGCGAAATTTCCCGCTGGCGGTGATGACCAGCACCGAAAGTCGGGCAACCATCAGCTCTCCGGTAGGACAAGGCCGCGGGCCTGCCAGAACAGCCTGAAGCTGGCGTCGTCGATCGCCGTGTCGGGGAGCGAGTCGACTTCGCCGCGGGAGAGCTTGACGATCGTCCGCACTGACCGGTTCTCCCTACGCGCCGGCGGCGGGTGGACATAAGTCCCTCGGTAATCGGCACGCGGGCTGACGACCGTGCCGGTCGAATCCTGTCGCAGCATTGAGTCGGACCGCACTTCGAGCGATCGACTCGCGTAGATCGCGGCGTCCGCCACTCCAGTGAGAAGGGAGAAGTTGTCGAACTGGCGGGTGCAGGCAGCGGCCTTCGCCCATTCGTCGTACATTCCAGCTTGGCCAGTCGCGAGCGCTCCTCCGATGGCGAGATCGGCGTCATAGCCTTCGAGGGTCACCCCGTTGCCTTCGACCCGCCAGCGGCCGCTTGGGAACGCGGTGAGGCGGAGTGGGATTTCGCTGAAGCTGGTGACTCCCGTCGCGACGATGGCAGAGCGGATGAACGTCTGCGAACCGCCTACCTTTTTGAACACTTCGACGGCGATCTGTTTGCTCGAGGACATGCCGACCAGAACCGCTTTGAACCAGTTGTTGACGTTCGTGTAGCGGAGAAGGAGCCCCTGCTGTGATTCAACGAAGCCCATCGTGGTGGCGGTGAGCAGCACCGAGACGGAGGCGAAGGGCGACGTCGTCGCCCCGGCTATCGCATAGGAGCCTGAGCCGGCAACGTCACTGACGACCGCGCGTTCCGCCACCTTGAAGGTCGAATTGACTTTGAAGCCTTCGGCACCGACTTTGTTGGCCTCTGACCAACTGCCGCCGACGGGCATCGCCTTCGGCGTGTCGAGGTTGCCGGCAGTCTGTTCGAACTCATCGTGCGCCGCGACCGTGGTCAGCCCGGAAGGGGTCGGTTCGACTTTGAGCTCGCCGTAGCCCTCGTCCGCGGGGAACAGGAAGAGGCCGTCGATATAGATGTCATCGCCTGGTTGAGTCGAGCTTGCGAGGACCCGGCCCTCCCAACGCTGGGTCCCGGCCGGCGCCTTTTCGATCGTCACCAGGCCGAGGTCGGTGAAGGTAAACACCCCCTCGAGTTCGTTGGCTTCCCAAGTCTTGGAGTCGTTGAGGGTGCTCTGCTGAAAATCGCCCTGGGCCCATTGCAGAGCCACCGTAACCTTTCCGGCGTTGCTGGACGGCCGGAAGAGGCGGGCGAAGATACGAAAGGTGCCGACGTGAGCGAAGTGATTGCCGCCGCCCGTTTTCTGGGTCGAGAGGATCGGCTGGAGCGTCGGGAAGAGAATCCCGTTGAAGACGGCGTTGCTCCCGCCCCCCGAGGCGCCTGAGAGGACTTTCAGTTCCGACCCACCCATGAGCGTGCGGGTCTCGGCCTCGTAGAGAAGTTCGGCATCGGCCGACGCGCTGTAGTTGCAACTCTGCAGTCCCCAGATCAAGGACCACTGGTCAACGCCCTGGTCATCGTCGACGACCAGGCGCGCGGCAGCGGGCACATCGCCGAGCGGGATCTGATCGACGCCGATGACGGCCGGCTTCGCGGTCTCGACGTGGTCGGTGCCAGCGGTCTCGTTGGCCTTCCCCGATCGCCAGAACGGTCGCGCGGTGAAGGTGATGGTGACTTCGGTCCACTTGTTCGCAAGGGCCGTGTTGTCGAGGTCATAGTCAGCCGAGCCTTCGAGGAGATCGAAGACGCAGACGGCCCCGCTCGGCGAGACGTATTCGAGGGTGCCGCCGACCCCGCCTTCTTCGTTGATCTTCCCGACCTTCTGCTCGAGGTAGCCGAGTTGGGTATTCAGATCCGCCGCCGAAGAGCCGACGACCCGGCAAGTGATCGTGATCACGCGGTTTTGGTAGCGCAGGTTGGCCGGCAGGCCGCCCTCCGTGTCGGAGCTTTCGGCCCAGCTGATGTCCCGAGGAGGCGTTGGGAACTTCGCTCCCATCGCGCGACACTTCGAGCCGTCATTGAGATCTAGCTGCTTGGCTGCTAACGGGACAGGCACAACCTCCCCGAGCTGGGAAGGGGATTCAAATGGGGTGCCCGTCCAACCGGCATAGCCAGATGCAAGCTGTGCTGAGGTGGGGAAATCAACCTTGCCAACACATTCTCCCAACTCAACCACGACTTGATCGACATACACCTCAAGCGTCTCTCCAGTGTTCAGCCCAAAGGAGGAGCTGGCATTAGAGCCAAAGACGACGACACAATGCGTTGCGGAAGTCGGAGAAGGCGCGGTGGCGTTGATTCGACCTTCCCCCGTGGCCCCAACATTCGCAAGGATGGAGGTAACTAACAATGCATTCGAGGCATCGAACCATTGAACAAACGCCAAGACATTTTTCGCGCCCTTCTGCACAAGGTTATATCGCAGGGAAAAGGTGTAAACGAGAGCTTCTTCGACTGGAATGTCGAGCGAAGTGCTGCGGCCGCAGTGAATGTTCGCTGCCTGTTCAGGAGCACCCGATTTGAACTTCAGGTAGCGGCTCTTTGAGCCAGCGAATTTCCATGCTTCCGAGAAAGCATCGGCTTCTACGGTTCCCGTGCCGCTTCCGCGTTCCCAGCCCACCGCTGCCTCGGCGGCCCCAAATAGGGCGAGGTTCGTCCTCAGCGGATCAAGGATGAGTCCGATGCCAGCCATCAGCTCAGTAACTAGCCAACGCTCCGGCGACGCTCCCCGACTGGAACCCAAGACCAACGCGCCCACCGATCTGCCCAGAGACGACGGCGGCGATCGCCTGCGCCAGCACCCCGTACTGGGACTGGCTGACGTTAAGCGCACGCTGTTTTTCTTCGGAGTCCTGTTTTTGGAGGGCCATCTGTTCTTCCAGCTTCTGGTTCAGTTCAGCCAGCCCGTTGCCGATCGATTCTTTGATCTGGGTCAGGACGCTGATCGCTTCGATGTCGTCCCGTGGATCAGCGGTCTGTTCGGCCGCGACGAGATTCTTTTCCGCGATCGCCAGCATCTTTTCCCGAGCTGCCTTTTCGCCGGCGGCGTCGTGATGCAGTTCGGCCACCGCCAAGTCCCGACTGGCGAAGTCCATTTCGGTCGGCTTGTTTTCTTCTTCCTGCGCTTCCGGGGAATCGGGGCCGGTGTGGATCGTTTCGTTGAGGCCCTGCAGCTTCGTCAGCGCTCCGCCCAGCAGCCCCTGAAGTCGGGCCTGTTCGGTGAGTTTGTGGTTCCGCTCTTTCGTCGTCAGGTTGCCCTTGAGATCCTTGGCAAGTTCGCGAAGGCGCTTTTCCAGGCGCTGCTTTTCTTCCTGCACCAGCTTCTTCTGGAATTCAGCGGCCGCAATGTCGTCAGCGTGGCTGTCAGCGCTGGTTTCATTGCCTTCGGCGTCGAAGGTTCGCTGCTTGGTCCCGCTCGCGAGTTCGGCCGCGAGTTCGCCGGCGCTCATCTTCTGGGCGACCGTCACGCCTGGCGCCGTAAGCATCTTCTTGATGGCTGCGGGAAGGGCGGCCGCGGCCGGTTCAAGCGGGGTTCTCTTCAGCCCTGGAAGGATCGTTTCGGTCATGCGCGGCGGCTTGCCCTTCGCCGGGCCGGGGCTGCCGTAGGTTCCACCGCCTGAGCCGGTGTGGCCAGCCGGGAACGTCTTGCCGCCCCCTCCTACCCCGCCGCCCGAACCGTGTACGTTGGCGCCGCCCATACCTCTGATCACTTCTTCGGCGACCCCTATGAATTCTGGCCCATAGGCGCCTGCGCCCCCACCGGAAAGCCCGCTCTGTTCTGCCTCCCACTGTCCCCACGCCTGCCAGAAGCCGCCGGTTTCCTGCCAGTTCTGGAACGCGGCCTTCGAGGACAGAATCGGGTTGAGCCTCGCCGCGGCGCTGCCGAACGCCGGCGACTCGGCCCATCCGCCGATATGGCCGCCTGGCCCTTGCACCATGTTGGAGGCGTTGAAGCTCGACTCGGACTTGATCGTCCCGAGCCCGGCGGCGATGACGCCGGGCTTCGCCGGGAAGCCACCGAGGATCATGGCGATCCCCCATTCCTTGGGGCTGAGGACCCCACTGTGCTTAATGTCGGAGGAGGTGTAGCCGCCGCGGCCGAAGGTCTGCTTGAAGCCGCCACGGGCATAGCCGCCCCCGGTCGGGTGCGAGAAGTGGACGGGGTCCTTGGACCCGGCGTAGATCAAGGTCTTTGCGAACCGCGAGTGCGACAGCCACCCCGCTAGCGCTTCAGCGCCGGGGCTGACATCGACGGCGCCGAGCGGGTAGACGATCCCCTCGTGACGAGAGCCCGGACCGCCGAGGGATTTGGGCACGGCCGCCGGCCGCACACCGCTGTTGTAGATCGCCGTCTGTTCTGCGTCGGTGCGGAAGCCCGAAGAGACGGTGAAGGCGACACCGGCCTTACGGGCGTCGAGAAGGATCTTGGCGATCCATTCAGCGACGGGCTTGCCGTCGATCGTCATCAGGCCCTTGCCGGACGGCACGGCACCACCGCCGCCGTGAGTGGGGCCGTGGAGGCTGAGGTACTTGTCGATGCCTTTGAGGACGTGTTCGAGGGCGCCTCCAGCCAACGAGGAGGTGGCGCGTGGTCCCTGGATGTCGACCGCGCCACCACGCGCCATGTAGTGGGGGGTCCGCTGGTTGGCGAAGAGTTCCTCGAGGGACCCGTTCTGGACCACGCCGAACTGTTTTGCGAAGGCCAGCCCCTTCTGGACTTCTGGCTGCTGATGTCGGGTCAGGAACGCCTCACCCGGTGCCGCCATCACTTCGACGGTGTCGCGGAGCCCGGCGCCGGGCAGGTAGCCCGAGAGGCCATAGCCGCCGCGGGCGCGGTGCGGGCCAGCCCCGCCGTGCGCCGTGGCGACCTTCTCCCCCGGTTGGGCCTTGCGATTTTCGCCTTCGAGATTGCCCCAGAGGACTTTCGCTTTGAACTCGACCATGTTGTGTAGGCCGAGCGCCTTCAGCATGTCGTCGGTGTTGGTGCCGATGTTGTTCAGGGCACCGCCGACACCTTGCGCAGCTTCTTTGAAGGCTTCGGCGACCGGCCCCGTCGCTCCTTGGCGCACCCCTTCACGAAGTTGCTTGTTGGTGGCACCGAACTTCCGCACCTCGTAGTCGGTGAGGTTGTCGATCTGGGCTTCGATCTTCGGGTGGCCCTCCGCCCATGCCTCAAGCATGTTGTCCGTGGTGGCCCGCGCTTTTTCTCGGGCAGCCTTTGGCATCACTTCAAGCTTGTGCACCCAATCGCTGATCCCGCCGGCGGACACGACTCCGACTTCCTTGAAGGTCTTCACGGTCGCCCGAGCCAGCCCGAATGGGTCAGTGCCTTTCACGAGTTGAATTTCGCCAAGCAGCCGGTTGATTTCCTTGTGCCCCGCATCGGCGTCGATCTGACCTGCCGCCATTCCCTGCCTGATCTCTTCGACTGCGGCGTGCATTGCCGCCGCAGCGTGGTCCCGCCATTTGCCCGAGCCGCGAATCCAGGTTTCGTTGGTGATGCTGAGCCCGGTGCCGAGGGCCTCGTTAATCGCCCCCATCCCGAGCGCAGCGTCCGACTTCAGCTTGCGCATGGTGGCCCCGAACTGCTTGCGGAGCGAGTCGAGCTGCCCTTGGGACTTCGAGAAGTCGAAGCCTTCGAATTTCTGGATCGCATCGACTTCGGTCTTCGGACTGGCGGTCTTTGAAGCATTGATCAAGCCGCCGCCGGGGTTCACGAGGAAAGCACCCACCGCCGCCGTTCCAGCCGTTGCGGCTAGGCCGCCGGCCGTCCCAAGAAAGCCCGGGAGAGCCGAGAGCGCGCGGGCACCCAAGGTCTGCCCCGCCGCTCCGCCCCCAAAGAATCCTGCATCGCGGAGCGCCTGCTTCTCGCCAAACTCTCCAGCGTCGGCGACAGTGGACTTTGCCGCCGTCCGACCGAGACCGGGGATCGGCACACCCCCAGCCCCTGCGGCTGCCTGCTCGGCGTCAATCAGGCCCAGCGTGGTCGCCAGCTTCTTGGCAATGCCGAGTGCCGTCGAGAGGCCCGAGACCATGCCGACGAACTTCATGGCTTTGCTCACTGCCACGAGGCCGCCGATAGTCACGAGGAGGGTCTTCATCCCCGGCACGTTTTGCACCAAAGAATTGATGACGCTTAGGAGGCGCGTGACGTTTTCAACGAAGAGAACGAGTGGTCCGCTCGCCCCGCCAAGGCTGCCGAATAGTTTTCCGAGCTGCACGAGGCCCTGGATCAGCGCCGGGCCGAGAGCTTTGGTGGTCCCTTCGAGCAGTTCCTTGAAGACGGGAACGAGTTGCGTCCGAACTTCATGAGTCAGGGTGTAGAAGCCTTCGCCGTTGGAGAGCGAGAGGAAGGCACCCCCCACGTCCTTAATCAGCCGGCCGACCTCGAAGATCCCGGGTTTCGCCTGCTGGAAGTAATCGCGCAGCGCGTTCTTGCCCTCGAGAGAATGGGTCCAAGCCGAGAACTGTTCGGCTTGGCCGTTCAACGCCCTCAGAATCGAGTTACCGAGCGGATAGGCGGCCTTGCCGATTTCGAGCAGGCCCGTTGCGACGTTCTTGAAGATCGACCCGACGGTTTCCATCGTGCGCCGGGTCTTGTCGAAGAAGCCGCCCAGTTTGCCGGTTTCCCTGCCAGACTTCGCGGTGTTGTCGATCCAGGTAGCGAACTGTTCGGTGCTCTTGGCCATCCATTGGATCAGGGGCTGGCCGGCGACCAGCGCTTGCCGCAGAGCGTCGGCGAGCTTGAGGCCGCTGTTCCCCATCCGCTCGATCACCTCGGCGTTGCCGTCGGCGACCTTGGTGAAGTCGCGACCAAAGCCCTTGCTGCCGACGAGCTCCCCCGCCCGCCGAGCGAGGCCGCCCATTACCTTGCCAGTGGCGCCGACCGCATCCTCCAGCCTGGGAAACAGGAGGAGCGCCTTTCGGATCCCGCCTTCAACACCGGGGAACAGGCCGCCCGCCGCAGCTCCCTGCAGCTCGGTCAGTTTCGGTTTTAGCCCGAAAATGAACTTGGCGAACTTCTGGGATGCGGCAGGCAGCAAGGCAAGTTTGGAGGCGAGTTTGCCCGCGGCCCCGCCCGTTTCTTCGAAGGATTCCTTCTGGGCCTTCTCAGCCGTGCTCAGCCCGCGAACGGCTTCAGCAACCTGGAGGTTCGCTTCGCCGAGCTGCCGTTTGGCTTCGAGGTATTTCGGGCTTCCCTGGACCCCCTGTCGGGAACCCCTCGCCGCTTCATGGTCTGCGCGCTGCTTTTCGAGCTTGGCCTCTTTGAGGCCCTGGCGTGCTTCCTTGACGCCGAGTTCGAGCCCTTCGAGTTCAGCTGCCGAATGACCGCCCGGTTCGGCCAGCGCTTTCTTCAGTTCGGTGCGGGCGTCGCGCAGGCTCATGGCAGCTCGCTGCTCGCCGAACCCCGCGTCGATGGCGGCGTTTTTCAGATCCTTGAGGTTTTCGGTCGCTTCCTCGCGGGCCTTGGTGAGTTCGGTCTGGGCCCGCCGTGCTCCGACCTGGGCCTGGGTCAGTTGGCGCTCGGCACTCCGCACCCCTTCGGCCGCGCTTTCCTGCGCCTTGCCACTTCGCTTGGCCGTCTCGCCGGCGGCAACCTGCTGAGCGCTCATTTCGCTCAAGACGCCCTTCACGCCCCCTACTGCCAGCCCCGCAACGCCAAGTCCCTGTGCGAAAGAGCCGAGCAGTGCCGGGTAGGCGACCAAGGCGCCGGAGAGGGGCGCCAGGGCCGAGGTGAGGGCGACCGCGCCAGCGGAGAGCGTCCCGAGACCCTCAGCGGCATAGCCGACGCCCGAGATGAGCGCCGGCCATTTGATCAGGCTGAACGCGTTCCGCATCCCGGTGAACCGGGCGTTCACCGTCTGGATCTCGCTCGAGAGCCCATTAGTGTCCCGGCTCGCCGTCCGGGCTTTGTGGGAGTAGCGATCGGTGCTCTCGCTGACGCGGTCGATCGAGACTGAGGTCTTGCCGAGCCTGGCGTTGGTGCGATCGGCGGAGTCCCCGATGCCATCGATAGCCCGCTCGGCACGTTTCGCCCCGGCCTCAACCGAGCCGACATCCATCGTCGCGCTTATGCGTATGCGACCGCCAGGTCGTCCCATTCAGACGAACTCCTTCGGGGGCTGAGACAGCGGCTCGCCACCGGCGGCCTCTGCCTCGTCTCCGCTTTCCATGCCGCGCACGCGAACGTGCTGGCGGATCAACAGGTCGATCTCTTGGGCAGGAAGCTCGTCTTCGGCTTCCTGCATTGAGATCCCGAACTCCCGACGGAGGAGGTAGAACTCCAGCTCCTCCTCGTCGGTCAGGTAGGGCGGCGCTTCGTGAACAGATCGCTCAGGAAGTCGAGGATGTCGGCGGACTCGATCTCATCGGCCACCCACAGCTCCTTCAGGATTCTCGACGCCTTGGTTTTCTTCCCCGGCTTGGGGACGATCAGTTCGTCGATTTGCTCCAGGATCAGGTCCATCGCCTCCTCGTCGGTGGTGAGGACATCGAAGCCATCGGCTTTCTCAATCACCTTCCGGACCTTTTTTTCCTTCGACCGGGTCAGGGCGACCGTTTCGAAGAAATGGACCGACTCGTCCTTGGAGTCGATCTCGACCGTCCGCGGTCGGAACCGCTTCTTGAACTGGATCGTGCCGCCGCTCATCAGGCGTAGCTCGCAGTCGCGTTGACGATCTCGAAGGTGCTGGACCCCGAGCTGGTCGTCGTCGACTTCCAGCCGAAGGAGGCACCCAGGCGACGTTTGTTCTGCAGAGCTTCAGGCGTCCCGTCCGTGTACTGGGCGTTGGCCGCTTTGAAGAACATCTTGTAGGGGTAGCCAGAGGCGATCACCGCCGTCGAGACCCACGAGGCCAGGAGTTCGAAGCCGGTCGCGGCCTTGAGGGCCTGGAGATCCTGAGAGTCGAGGATCTGCTTCGGGATCGTCCCCGAGACGACGATTGGGCCTCCCGAATTCGCCTTGAACATCGTGTCCGGGTAGAGCGACGGGATCCCGAGCGTGCGGGCCGGTTCGACCGGGTTGCTGATCGCCAACCCGAAGTCCTGCGTGACTCCGGTCCCAGCCAGATTCGATGGCAGCGTCAGGTTCCCGCGGAAGAACGGCGGGATCGAGAGGGCCTCAAAAGCCGGCGTCAGGGACGGGTTTGACTGTTCATCGAGGAACAGTCCGGGTCCGTTGACTTTCACCGCAGCACCTCCCTGTTCGGGCGTGTCGAGCGAAAGGTCTGACACAGCCAGGCCCTTGCCCTTCAGGTAGACGCCCTGGTCGGAGTACGCGATGTCCCCCTGCGCCGTGTTCGGGTAGGCCCCGGCGGGTCCAAAGGGCGCCGTGAAGCGATGGCGGAAGGCGCCGGTCGGAATGGTCCCGCCGCCGAGGTCGGTGATGACGCCGTTGCCGGCCGTCGTAGTCGGGGCGCCGAGGGTCAGAGCAAGGAGGAACGCCATCGTGTCGGGATAGGCCCGGACGTTCATTTCCCAGGTCGGGCTGTAGGACTCCGGCGTGATCGCCAGCGGCTCGTCCGTATTCCGCATCTCATCGTCGCGGTTCAGCGGCGCCTCGCCCCGCGTTGGCTGCAGGGACTGCAGCGGCGGGAAGAGTTTCTTGGTGGATAGGGTCGGGGTGTTCACCTCGTTGCCCGGGAAGGTCTCCAGGGCGAGGCGGGTGTAGCCGGTGGGCATGTGTTACTCCGCTCCTTTCAAGGCCGCAGCCTCGTCTTGCGCCCTGCTGGGGGCATCTCCGGCGCGGCCATCCCGACGCGCGTCTATCAGTGCGTTCCGGCCGGCCTGTAGGTCCGCCGCAGCGGCCTCTTCGGCCGCTTCCTCCTTGGTCGCCGAGACTTCGACGAGCTTCAGGCAGTCGTGCTCCTCGGCGGCTTCTTTTGCCTGCTCGAGCGTGAGGTCATCGTCAGGGCCACCCACAAGGTGAGGGACATCGGGTCGGTAGTAGCCGGGGAGAGGGCTGACCACATGCGGAGAGGCAGGGGCGCCGCCCAGCGTGAGGATGAGCCCGAATCGCTTCTTCGCTGACATCGGGTGTTCCTTTCGGTTTGTAGGTGCTGGATGCCACCGGGTTGGTGGCACGGCGCCCGTTAGATGAACTTCAGAACCTCGACCTGGACCGCCCAGCGAATCTCCGGGCGGGCCTCCCCCTCGAGGATTTCGGGAGGAAGCACCTCGACAGCTTTGGCTTCCTGGCACAGCCCCCCGAGGCTGGGGTCCTCATCGATCGCCAAGACGAACTCCTCGACGAGATCAACTGCCCTGTCCTGCGAGGACTGCGCCTCGCTCAGATCGAAGTAGAAGACGACGGGGAAGGTGGGCCGCCAGTCCTTCTGCCCGAGATGGTCCTCTGGCGCATCGAGCTGCGTGCGGGTGACCGTGGGCATCTCAATCACGGCGGCGGGCAGGTGGTCCAGTTCCCGCGGCGACCAGCGATAGCCCTTTCCACCGAGGCCCTCGACCTTCTCCTTGAGGGCGTCAGCCAGCGGAGCGAGTACCGCCGACTCAGGCATCTGCCAACTCCCCGAAGGACCGCAAGATGGCATCGGTCACACCATGCTCGAATTGCGGATACCCCTCGACGACTCCTCGCTCGATGAAGTGCTTGCCGCGATATTTGCGGCCTCTCGCTCGCTGGCCATTGCCGACCCGCGAGACGAAGACCCCAGATCCGCGAAAGCGCAAGGCCTCCTTGCGCTTCGGAACGATTTTCGTGCTGACGAGGCCTCCGAAGTTGAGGAGTCCCGCGATGCGATCCTGCATCTTCGGTCCGAGGGTGGTGATGAAGACGCTGCCGCTGACCCGCGCTTTCGTCGTGAAGTAGTGCGCCACGACAGCGGGCGCAGCCCGCTTCACCGGGGGCAGAAGCGCTCGCTGAGCCTGCTCTCGCATCCCCCGTGCCGCTTGCGCCCGAAGAGTGCGCCGCGCCATTTTGAACTCGGCGCTGGTCCGCTCAGCGTGGACGCTGACGTGGATCGTGTCGCTCATGCATATGCCTGCCGCTTGTAGGGGAAGAGCATCCGAGCGGCAGCAGCAGGCAGTACTTCGGGCCGTTCTACGTGGGCCTCGTCGAGGTTGAAAACGGTCGAGAAGGCCGAGACATCGCGCCGGAGCCAGATTGCCACGGTCACGATCGCCGCCTGCTTCACATCGACCGGAACGCTCTCGAAGCCCCACTTGCCCGTGACCTCCACGACCCGCTGCTGCCAGCGCGACCGCGAGTGAACGAGATAAGGAGCCAACCGAAGGTAGGTGGTGGTGCCCTCCCGATTCGGTGCCGGCAGCCGGTACTCGTCAGGCGTCAGTTCGGTCGGGTCTTCCTCGTCTACGTCGATGCGAATTGACTCAAGCTCGCGGAGATCGAATGGGGCGACGGAGAGGAAGCCTCCGCCCCGATACTCGAAATTCCGCGCCAGGCTTGCGTCTTCAGGCGGCATCAGGAACTCGCGTTCACAAAAGTTGCCAATAGCAAGGCCGGCCGCAGCGATCAGCGACTGGATAATCGTGTCCTGAGCAGTGTCGCCTTCCGGCTTCTGTAGGAAGGCGCGGACTTCATCGACGGTGATGAGGTCGGTTGGGACTTCGGGTCCTTCGCCTCCCGATCCGAACGTTTCGACCGGCATCAGGGACCCTCGTTGTTGTCGACGATCTCGAAGCTCGGCTTCGGGTTCTTGTTCGGGAAGTATTGGATCTTCGGCGGGTCCGAGCTTTCGTCCCAGGTCACCTTGACTTCGACGTCGTATTTGTCGCCGACGTTGTCGAGGTCGCCTTCGTTCCAGACGTACCGGGCGTTGAATTCGTCTTCGTCGGGCGGGGTGATCGCTTCCACCTCGCCGCGGATCAGGTTGACCCCATCGAAGATCAGCGCCTCGGCTTTGTCCGCCGTGGAGATGTCGACGAGCTCGTCCTTGTCGTCCTTGAGCTGGAAGCGTTCGGGCGGCCAGGTTTCGCCCTTCGTGCGGGTGCTGTCAGCCATCTAGGCCCAGCTCCGTTGAAGGGGCGTCAGGGACAAGGCGACTGCCTGGAGACTCCGGTGCGAGGTCACTGGTTGGTCCCTCCGTCGTAAGGGTGTTGGAGACGCCGCCCTCGACTTCGAGAGCGGCGCTTGGCCCCTCGACCATCAGCGATGAGGCCGAGACGCTCACTGCGAGAGACGACGCGGCGCCGAAAAGGGCCAGCGTCGTCGGAAGATCCGAGAGCGGCGCTTCTCGGCCGGCGATGATCACTTCGGGCGCCGGCATCGCGACCACGATGACTGCGGATGGAGCAACCACCGTGAGGGCCATGCCGGGTGCTGCAGCGCCGGCACTCGCCTGAGCGGCTGGCGACTGAAGGGTCGCGCTGGGAACCGGCGCAGCCGCCCCAGCGACGGCGCTACCGCCAGGCGAGGCTACGGATGCCCCTGGTGTCGGGGGCGCGGCCCCTGCCACCGCTGAAGCCGAGGGAGCGGCCACTGCGGCGCTCAGGCCCGGAGCAGTCGCCGACGCACTGGCGCCGGCGGACACCGCCCCGATCGAGGCCGACGGCGTGGGCACTGACCCGCCGGCGACGACCGATGCAGTCGGGGCGCTCATACTGACGGTCGGCAGTGGTGACGCGGACGAGAGGATTGCCACTGCGGTCGGGGCGGCGATCGTCACGTCCCCGGATTCCGTTGCCGCCCTGACCACCAAGGCCCCGAGACCCGCCTTGACCAGCGTGCCGCCGCTGACGACATACACGTCTTTGACTTTCACCGTTTTCGAGGTCGAGCCGGTGCGGCTGGCGATAGCGAGGCCCGATTCAGCCGAGGCCGATTTTTCGTGGACGGTGCTCCAGCCGGTTTCCAGCGACGGGGTCGGCGGAGCTTTAGTCGCGTCCACATCGATGCACAGCAAGGTCTCGTCTTCGGCGCGCGGGGCTTCGCTGAGTTCCCGGGACTCTTCACCGTCACCAATGTTGCTGGTGCCGCTGCTGACGATCCCCCCGATCGGCGTGGTCGTGTCATAGCCGGTATAGGCAAGGACAGAGACGACGTATTCGTAGATATTGAGGTTGCTCGGGTCGTCAACCGTGATCGCCATTTTCGCCGGGGATCCCCCGACCGGCGCGGTGAACCACGTTGCTTTCGTCGACCAAGCTGGTTTCAGGGTGGTGTTGGCACCGCGGTTCGTCCAGGTGAGGCCGCCGCCTTCGATGGTGCCGACCCCCATTTCGGATTCGCCTTCTTTCCGCATCCGGTACACGCGGACGACGAGAAGGGAGTTAGCGGGCGGCGTGAATTCTTCGGTGGTGAATGCCGGCGTGCCGGCGTTCAGTTTGCTGAAGATCCCGACGTTGGTGCGGGCGAGGGCCATCAGCAGATCCCCTATTCGATTTTGGCAAACAGCACCCCCGACGTGGCCCATTCGACCGTGAATTTCCCTCCGGCCGGGACCGTCATGCTCGCGCCGAAGTCGACATAGCCGGCCAGCGGCGAGGTCGATGAGGTGCCCGTCGACTTGTAGACGATCGCGTAGCGGGCGGTGACGCTCGAGGTCGTGATCGTCCAGACGGCGGTTGCCGCCTTCAGGCGGGTTTCAAGTTCTTTCTGTTCGACTTCACAGCTCGTGAGCACAAGGCCGCCAGCGGTGTAGCCGTTTTCGGTGCCGAGCTCGTTCGTGATGTCGCTGAAGAAGGCGTGCGTTTTCTGGTTTGGCGTGTAGCTCGCCGTGCAGAGCGCCAGCTTCATCGTGTCCGAGTCGAAGTCGAACGGCGGGCTGCCGTTGAAGAATCCTTTGAGGGGTGCGGCGTACCACTTCGCGCTGACAGCCATCTCCTATAGCTCCGTCGCCGGCTTCGCCTTGGCTTTTTTCGCGGCGCGCTTCTGAGGGGGTGCGCCTTCTGCGCCGAGAGCGTCAAGCTGGGCTTGGACTTCCTTTACTCGGTCGGTCTTGCCGTACTTCTCGTAGCCCTCCTGCTCCCGCACCAAGGCGGCGATGCGATCTGCGCGCTGCTGATCGGTGAGGCTCTCCATCGGAATTCCTTCCTCTCCCGTTGCCCCCGGCCGGGAGGGATGGTCTCGGCCGGGGGCGGTGGGAGGAGTGACTTCCAGGCGGGGCCTAGAAGCTGGGCGTGGCCAGGCCGGTGCCGGAGATGACCGTGATGGCCTTCGGGCGCCGGGCGTGGAGCTGAGCCCAGTAGTTGTGCAGACGGAACCGGACCGTCATGTTCCCGGAGCCGACGTCGCGGAACGTCTCCAGGTACGGGCCGTTCGGGTCCTCGTAGAGGTACAGCTCGTCGCGGCGGACGATGATGACGCGGTCCTCGTTGGTCCCCGAGCCGAGGTTGGTCGGGATATTCGGGTCGACCCAGACCGGGATGCCCTGGATCGCCCCCACCGGACCGGTGGCGATCACGCCGTCCGTGACGCCAGCGGCGTTCGCCGGGGCGTAGGACGTGATCAGCGGACGGTTCTGGGAATCCTGAGCAGCCAGGCAGAACGCCCACCGACGCGGGTGCATGAAGATCGCATCCGCCGGCATGAAGACGCCTTCGTGGATGTTCGCGATCCCCTGCGCGATTTTCGGATACAGCTCGCTCAGGGTCGGAGAGCCGTCGGTGTAGGTGACGGCGTTGACTTCCGAGACCTGGAGCAGGCCCTTGTTGTTGGACGTCGAGGAGTTGATGACGTCCTGGTCGAGCCGGACCGCGTACTGCTTGGTCAGGTCGGCGTAGATGATCCCGTCAACGCCCGGCACCGAGCGGTCGATGAGCTGCTGGGAGACGTCCTGCAGACCTGCCTTGGTCTTGACGTCCGCAGCGATCGTCCCGAACGTCGCATCCTGCTCTTTGACGGCTTCGTTGTCGGCCTGGTTGGCAACGTCGGTGCCGGTGTTGAGCTTCGGGATGTTGACGCTGTCGGTGTTCGGCGGCAGGTTTTTGATGCCGATCGCGTCAGCAATGACGCGGCCTGCCGTCGCACGGTCGATGAACTCGTCCTGCAGGTACAGCGGGGCGACGAGGTAGCCGCCGGCTTCGTCGGTGGAGCTGAGGTCGAAACGGCCCTCAGCCTCCATCTCGGTCATGTGCCGAGCCAGCCGCTCCGCAGCGCCCGAGTCCTGCCGGATGTCGCGGTTGTAGAGGTCGCGGAAGAACGAGCGACCCCCGTTGGGGCGGTAGGTGAGCTCGGCTTTCGCGCCTTTCGGACGCGCCGGCTCACCGACCGGAGCACGGTCGGCCGCCGTAGCCTCAACTTCCGGCTCGGGCTCAGGAGCATCCGGAATGGCAATGGCACGGGCCTCGGCGGTCCGTTTGGCGAATTCCGCGCGCCGATCCAGCGTCTCTTTCGAGTCGTTGGCGAGGGTCTCGGCGGCGCTGAACGCCTCCTCGGCCTCGGTCAGCGAGGCGTTGAGGGAATCAAGATCGGCACCCTCCTCGGCCTCGGACAGGGCTTTCGCGGCGGCGTCGACAGCGTCGGCCGCCTCATGGAGTGCGGAGACCGCTTTGCGGTACTCCTCCTCCGGAGGAACAGCGATAGTCGGGGGCATCAGCCCCTCCTTTGAACTAGCGGTGGATCACACGCGCTGCGCGCGTTCGTGCGCGCGACGCGGCAATCCGAGCGCCCACCTCGAGAGGTGCGACCTCGGCACCGTCCGGCTCCTCATCGGAGTCCGCGGCGGCGTCACCGTCCAGCTCCTCGGCGGGAGCTGCGGCGGCATCGGTCCGTCCTTCGACGCGACCGGCCTCTATTGCTGAGGCAAGATCTGCTGCAAGTCGTGAGTCGGTCTGCGGGAAAGCCCCTTGGGCGCAGACCGTGACGTCGTAGAGCGCGGAGACCTCTTCGATCGTCCGGGTGATCTCTTCGCCCGATTCAGTCCAGGTATCGGCGCCGATGTCGCAGGCGAAGCTCATCTGGTCGATGTAGCCGCCCTCCATCAGGACCGCCAGGTCATCGACGTAGCTCACCGGCGCCAGGCGACACCAGACATGGAGGCCCATCGGGTCTTCACGCAGCTCAAGCGTGTTGTTGCGGGTCCTTCCCATCGTCCAACGGGTGTCGTGGTCCCAGACCATGTGGACATCGGGGTTCGTGTCCAGGATCCCCGAGAAGGCACCCGGAGCAATTTTCGTCCTGAAGCCTCCGAGGTCATGCGAGAGACGGTCAAAGACTGCGGCGTGGCCGCGGAAGATCCGACCTCCGCCCTCCGCGCCCGAATTGGCGAATTGCTCGAGAGAGAACGGAAAGGTGAAGTGGGCGGCGGTGGCGGGCGCGATCGACATGTGATGGCCCTCCTTTAGGCCAATGCTGCGGTTTGGGGTGCTGCTTCTTCTCCCGGATTGGGCGCACCGCCCACGGGCGTTTCCTGCAAGACGTCACCGCCCTCGATGGGCTCCAATCCCTCGGCTTGACGGATCTCATTGGGAGTCCGCCAACCACCCTGCCGGGAGAGGCGGTGGCCTTCGTAGCGGGTTTTCATGTCCGGCTTCAGCAGCTCGTCGTGGTTGTGCTCGACGTTCCAATCCGAGCCGGGAAAGAGATCTTCGTCAGCGGCCAAGCCTTGACAGAGCCGGGCCTGCCAGGGCGCCAGCCCGTAGGTCAGAAAGCGCATGTTCTCCGTCTCGGGAGTCGTGGCCACCGATTTCAGTGGCGGCTCGTCGAGCATTCCCGATGGCACGCCCGTCATCCGAGCGATGTCCTGAACAGCGAATCGCTGGGCGGCGATGAACTCCGCGTCCGACAGCGAGACGGCGATACGGTCGATCGACCAGCCGCCCCACATCATCGCCGGCCGACCCGCCGAGCCGACGCCGCCATGACGGGATTCAAAGCTGTCCCGAAGTTCGTTCCGCTGAGATAGCGTTGGAGATTCCGGGTGCTTGAGCACGACGCCGGGCTGACCATCGTTGGCCAGGTAGCGCCCCTCAAACTCCTGTCGCGCGAGCGAGGTGCCGATCCCGTTTCGAAGCGCCTCAACGAGGCTGACTCCTACGAGCGGGTCCTCAAGCACGATCCCAGGGATGTCGATGATCTCGGCTTTCGTCACCTCCCGAATGACAGGGCCGCCGGGCAGCTTGCGGATCTCGTAGGTGATGCCGCCCTCGTTGCGCTTCATCCGGACAAGGGTTGGCACGAGCGGATACAGGGCCACGACCTTGCCACGGACCTTGACCTTCCAGAAGTAGGCATTCCCGCGAAGCAGCGAGGCGTAGGCGAACGACCAGACCTGGAAAGGCGTCATGTCTAGGTTCGGTTTCCGCAGTACCTCAAGCTGATCAGCCTGCGGCAGGACTTTCTTTTCCGGAATCTGCCCCTGCGAGACCACCATCGGCATCCCCGCGGTGGTCTCGCATATCAGCCGGATCGCCCGCATAAAGGCCGGCAGGCCGACTGCCTCTGAGAGGGTCACGCGCCTGCCCGAGTAGGAGAGCGCCCCGCCCCACTGCGATGGCCTCGGAATCGGCACACTCGAATCGAAGGCGCCGCTGAACATCTCTCGGTCGCCGAAGGGCGTCTTCAGGATCATCCCGCTCAGACCAGAACCTGCTTGAAGACCACATTCCCCCGGGGGATCTCGATTTGCCCGGTGAGGCTGACGCTCGCCTCCTCCTCCTCAAGCACCTTTGCCGAGAGCAAGACGAGGTCGTGCCGAGTTTCGGCGACGAGGATCCCCTCGATGGTCAGCGACTTGCCTTCGGCGATCATGTGGATCCGAACGCGCCTGGTGCCGCGGGTCGCAAACGGGTTCCTCACCATTCGAAGCCTCCTTCGGGGGCTGGCTGCAGGGCTTCTTCGATCCCCATCACGAGGCAGATACAGGCGTCGATGATCTTCCGAGACGCCGCCTTGGAAAATCGCCAGCCCTCGGCGACGGGTTTGCTACCAGCAGAGGTGACATGCGAGCGCAGCACCTTGTCGCCATCGTGCTTGATCTTCCCGTCGTGAACCGCGTCGTAGAAGGCTTTCGAGGCCGGGACCAGACGCGCCGGCGATTGGGGGAATTCGACCATCAGGAAGCCTTCGTCGGATAGCTCCTCTGGATCGAAGAGGTGGGGGTCGTAGATGACCCCGAGCACCTCGGCGCCGCGATCGCGGATGGAGCGGATGTGGCCGCGGACCAGGGACTGCCCAATAGTCGGGGTGTCGACGAGCGTGTGCGCGGCCGGCTGAGCGCGGCCCGCCTTCTTCTGTCGGCGGGCCCAGACCTGGGCGTGGGGAACCACAACCTCCCTGTCCGGATCCCGCCAAAGCTCGACGACCGCGCAGCCGTCGCTTTTGCGGGCATAGTCGACAACGACCCAGCGCGGGGCGCCTCCGGGAATCTTGGAACCGTCATCGCCCACGTCCCAGATCGCTTCATTGATCACCGCGTCGGCGGCCTGTGCCCAGACGTTGGCGCGATAACGGGCGAAGGTCGCTTCCTCCAAAGTCTCGTGCCCGTCCTCGAGCCCAGCGATCGTCACGAAGCTGGCGGGGTTGGCGAGCTTCACCACCGCCATGTCGTCGAGATTGTCATCGGGCCTGCAGGCCCACTCCAACATGCAGGTGTTGCCACTCTTGGACTCGACGATCGTCAGCCGGCCCCTACTGCTCTTGACCGCTTTGCACCGATTGTCGATGACGAGTTCGCGGCGGATCTTGCCGCCAGAGTGCTCGAAGGCGTAGACCTGCAAGCGCTTGATCCCGAGCGGCGAGTTCTCCTCGTCGTGGCCGGCGGTGGAGATCGTGATGACGAGTCCGCCGCGCTTGAAGGTCGCCGAGCGCAGGGCGGTGTACAGGCTGTCGTTGTCGTGGGCGTGAAGCTCGTCGATCAGCGCCAGCGACGGGTTGTAGGAGTGCCGCTTGCCGCCGCCTTTGGACTGGTCGGAGGCGAGCACCTTAATGAAGCCCTGGTCGCCCTTGCGGCGGATTTCCTTCGTCGACTTCCGGAGGTCGAGAAGCGCGGCGATCTCCGGCTCCGACTCCACGAAGTGTGAGGCGAACCGGAACATCGTTTTCGCCTGCTCGGTATCGGCGGCACCGATGAAGCACTCGGCGTTGTCGACCGTCAGCAGATGGAAGACAGCGAGGGCTGCAAAGAGAAGCGTCTTGCCGTTTCCCTTGGGCAGCAGAACCAGCACCTCTGCCCGGCCGGTCTTGAAGGCCATCTTGAGGATGAACTTCTGAAACGGCTCAAGGCGAAGCGGCTTCGGCGGCCCAGTGTATTCAACATCAGTGACCGGGAGGGTCAGGCATTCGGCAAACCAGATGAAGAACTCGTAGCTCCAGCGGATCTTGCCGCGGGGGCGCTTCGCCCCTTTACTCGAACCCGAACTTCCCGCCCTCGGCCGCTTGCCTCTCTGCGAGGCGGTGCTGCTCGCGCGCTTTCGGCGTGAGGAGGAGGTCTCGGGCGTAGTCGTGGGCATCGCGTTCTGACTCGCGCGCGGTTTTGACGTTCGGGTGCTGCACGAGCTGCCCTTGAGAGCCGCGCGCGGTCAGCTCCAAGGTCCCGTCTTTCTTGCGAGGGATTCCTTCCCACGCCAAGCGCGCTCGTTCGAGAGCCCGGACATAGCGCTCAAGGGTCGCCATGTCGGATTCCTGCCAGGTGCCCTGCTCCTCGAGCTGCTTCTGGGTCTTCTTCCAGACTTTCTTCGCGTCGGCGTCGACATCCGCCGGAGGGGGGAATGGGGAACGAGGCATGACGGCCTCCGTGGTCGCCGAGAACGAAAAGGGAGCCGAAAGGGAGGATCGCTAGGCGCGCGCGCGTCTATGTAGAGCGGCGGCCGAAAAACAGATCGAATCGGCGATTTTTTTGAGCGTGCCTACTGCGCGGTGCAGGTGGGGGCGCCCAACGCTAGGCACCCCCCCTTTTGGGGTTCAGCGCAGCTCGACCTCGCACAGATCGCTGGCTGAGGGATGCCAGCCCAGCGCATGTCCTTGGCGATGTCCCTTGGTAGGTCGACGATCAGCCTCTTCAGCATCTCGACCGTGTCCTCGGAAGTCCGCTCCACGTGCAAAGGGTAGCTACAGCGTCAGCCGCTCGGGTAGCTGGGCGCGGAGCGCGACCTTCAAGTTGATGAGGGCTTCAGAGGTGGTCACGCCCTGGCCTTGCAGCAACGCGAGGTGCTGGCGCTCGAGCGGCTCGCGGTGCGGCACGTCGAGGACTAGGACGCCGTGCTGGTCTGCGTAGGTGACTGACTGCGCCTGCAGGTCGACGGTGAGCATCCCGCACTCGCCGAGCACCGTCATCGTCCTGCGCTTCACGGGGTGTAGGTGGCTGGCCTGCAGGGTGGCGCTGCCCGATGCGAGGCTGAAGCTGGCCGTGATGTGGCCGCCATCATTGACCGAGTGCAGAAGGCGGGGCCACAGTTCGAGGTAGCGGAGCAGGTCGACATCGTGGGTGAGCAGGTCGAGCGCGGGGCCGGTGTCTGGGCAGCGTGGCTCGAGGCCGAGGCGGGAGATGGTGACGTGGCGTATGTCGCCGATCATCGGGAGCTGGGTGCGCAGCACGTCGACCGCTGGGTTCCAACGCTCGGTGTAGCCGACGAAGACCTTGCCCGGGTTCTCCTGCTCGGCCTTGAGCAGGAGGTGGGCCTGCTCGATGTCTGAGGCCATTGGCTTCTCGACGAGGACGGTTGGCACGCCGAGGTGCAGGGCCTTGGCTGCCTCGGTGGCGAGCTGAGCAGGTGGCGTGGCGATGACTGCTACGTCGGCGAGCAGCGCGTCCTTTTGCTCTTGGTGGTCGGCGTCGGTGTCTGGGCTGGGGTCGATCGTCTCTACTTCGAGACCGAGAGCACGAAGGGTGCGGGCGTGGTTCTGGCCCATCACGCCGTTGCCGACGACGTGTGCTCTCACGCTACCGCTGCCATCCCTTGATACGCGAGTCCGTTGGGATCGAAGCCCAGCTCGCGGAGCGCCTTGTCGCTGGCCTCTTTCAGGGCCGGGAAGCACGCCTCGCAGGCTGGGACGGTGCGAGCGGTTAGTCCTTGCTCCTCCAGTTCCCAGTCTACGGTGGCGAACTTCTTGGCATCCTCGCTGCCGCAGGTGGCGCAGGTACCTGCCTCAATGCCGGCGGCGTTTCGGTTCGAGTAGTAACGCTGGGCGTCCGCACGGCGGGCGAGGTCTCGAAGATGGGTGCGGTGCTCGATGACGAGGTCGCGGCAGTCGAGGGCCTCGACCTGGCTGGCGTCAGCCTGGTGGCCCCAGAGGATCCGGTCATCGGGTGCGACGTAGGTGTAGTGGTTGCCCTCGACGCGCAGGCCGGGGATCGCCCGGAACAGCGTGCGGATCGGGTAGCGGTGGTGGCCACTCCACTCGAACTGCCGCGCTGCCTCAGCGAGTTTCGGATCCTGGTGCGGGTCCTGGTGCTCCCAGAAGGTCACTTCGCCGGCGTCGCAGTCGGTGGCGGCGAGCCGGGCCTTGAAGTCGCTCGGCACGTCCACGATGACCTCATCGCCGTCGAGGACGAGATACCAGTCGCGCTCCGGCTCGGCGATCGTCTCCGCGAGGGCGAACATGAAGCTGCGCTTCTCGACCTCGTTGCCCTCCCAGACCGTCTGCGGCGTGTGAACCGTGACGCCCACGCCGCAGGCCGTGGCGGTGTCGGTGATGATCGCCGCCTGCTCGGAGCTGGAGCGGTTGCGGCCCTCGGGGTAGAGCATGTAGGCGCCGTCGACCGCGACGAGGTGGTCGCAGACCGAGGCGGCCGAGGCCACGGTCGCCGCTAGCCAAACCGCGCTCTCGCTGTACCAGGAGAGGAGGCCGATGACGCGGGGCAGGGCTAGGTCAGCGGCGGGGTCTGCCTCAAGCGGACGCTCGCCGTCGAAGACATCGGTCGCCACCGGGCTCAGGCCGGCGGCGCGGCGGGCGGCATTCGGACCCTGGCTTTCGGCTATCCGCTTGAGGCGCGCCTGGCGCCCGTTCACAGAGACTCCACCAGCCGGCGAAGCTCAGTGTCCTTCCCGGCCCGCTTGTCGGCCTCGTATTGCGAGTGACACGATCGCCACGGGACGCCGACCGCGCCGGCGCCGCAGAGGATCACGAAGTTCTCTTGCACGTCCATCCCTCCTTCGGTACGACCTCGTTGGTGATGCGTGATCGGGCGCTCGGTGCTGCCGCAGATCGCGCACTCGTTCCCGAGTCGGCGACGGGCCTCAGCGCGGAGGCGGCGCCACTCGGGCGACTGGTAGAAGCTGGTGGCGGCTCGCTGCTTGTTGCGCTTGCGCTGGCAGCGAGGACAAGGGGACTGCAGGGTGAGGCGTTTGCAGTCGAGGCAGCGGACCGCGTGGGGCATGTTCTAGAACTGGTTGAAAGTGCGGGAGAACAACTCCCCAAGTCCCATCTCATCCGACTCGTCGCGGACCAGCAAGCGAGCAGGGTTGCCGATGACGGTTGCCCCTGGTGGCACATCCCGGGTGACCACTGCGCCTGCACCAACCCGAGCGCCCGCGCCGATGATTTGGCGAGGGAGGATCGTCGCGTTGATTCCGATCCGGGCGCCGTCGCAGATTTCGCAGCCGCCGCCGATGACCGCTGAGGTGCAGACCTCGACATCCTCGCCAACGACCACGTCGTGGCCCAGGTGGACGTGCTGGAGCAGCCAGCTCCGGGCGCCTACGCGCGTGGCCCGCACGGTGCCGGCGTCGACCGTGCAAAAGGCTGAGACAGTGGCGGTGGGATCGATCTCAGGCGGGATCGGGTCGCCGTCGAAGTCGCGGGACTCGGGCTCTCCGCCAATCCGAGCAGTGGGGTGTCGACCGGGTTTGCGCAAGGACCATCCTCCTTAGCGAGTTGCTGGTGCGGGTGCGAAGCTCGGCCCTCCTCGAGCGGGGGCGTCTTAGTCGTTTCGTAGAGAAGCGGCCAGCGGCCGGCCTGCCCTGCTGGCAAATCGGCCCCGAATCAGCCGAAGCTCAATTAGAGGCCCAGGGCTGGGCGCGGTCTCGCTGGTCCAGTACCGCCGCCAGGAGTCGAACCTGGGCGCTCCCGCTTAGGAGGCGGGTGGGCTTCCTCTGCCCTACGGCGGTGAGATGTGCTGCCGGCCGGGACTTCCGATTTGTCACCCGGCGCCGCCAATCCCCGGGAGCACCCGCCCGGGCCGATGCCGCTTCCGCTCGGCGTGCTGATTTGTGGATCGCCTCGTTACACCACGGCAGCTTGGAGACCCCGATTCCTCGGAGGCCCTCCGCCACTCCGCCCGAAGGCGAAGGTGTCAGACCGAGTGACCAGTGAAGGTCTACGTCAGCCCGAAACCGCTTTTGCCACGGACGGTGTTTTTGCCCTGTGGCAGGACGGCCCGTTAATCCTCTGGCTGCTGGCGGGCTTGGTCCGAAGAGAGCTAGCGCAATTCTAGACAGGCCCAGCGGCGGAAGACAAGGCGGCGCGTTTTTTGGCGCGCTCGATCGCCTCTTCCTTCAGCTTGGAGCGGCGGCCCTTGCGGCGCTGGTCGAGCAGCTTCTTCTCGGCTTTGTATACCTCGGCGAAATCGACGCTGGCCTTGTGGGCGAGCTTCATCGCTGCCTCCTCTTCAAGGCGGCGATCCTGGGTGGACGGCTCGTCTAGCTGCTCTGGCTCCGTCTCGGCTGGCTCTTGGTAGCCGTCGATCGGATTCGGGCCGGCTGGCACTCGGGTCTTGAGGCCAGTGTGGTTGACCGGGTCGGGATCCTCGTAGAGCACCACCTTGGCGCCGAAGCCGATCTCGAGCACCTCTGCGGCTATGACGAGGATCCGCGGGTCGTCGGCTTTCGGGCGGGATGCGGATTCGCGGGAGCGACGTCGCTTGCTCGTCGGCTCCGGCTCGGTCCCATGGAAACGACGATGCATCCCGGCCATGACCTCGGCGTGGGTCTCGGGGCTGTATTCGCGGCGAGCCTTGGACTTGCGGACTGCTTCCTCGGCGTCCTCTTTGCTCTGGAGCCAGTAGATGCGGCCGTCCTGTGGTTGGCGCTCTCCTGCGGGCCAAGGGATCGTGACCGGGTTCGGGAACGCCTGGTGAATTAGGGCGCGGGTCTCTTTCGGGAACCTCAC